TGGTGTTGGTGTTGGTGTTGGTGTTTCGGTTGGTGTTGGTGTGGAAGTAGGTGTCATCGTAGGTGTGGGAGTTGGTGTTAAATCCAAATAACTAACTACATTTAAATTTACGTATTCAACCCACGGTCCATGATTTCCATTCCAAAATCCCGCATCTACACCTGTAATCTGAACATCAACTGTTGTAATTGTATCGTATGTTGATGGGATTTCACTTCTATTTAACGTTAACGTTATATCTGTGTAATTTAGAGGTGCAACATTTGACCCTGTTGTTTTCGTTGCAACCGTTGCCCCACTTGAGTTTTTAAATAACAAAGTAAAAGTATACGTATCATTATTATTGGGTCCATTTTCCTCACGTTTAATATTAAGGACACCCTCAAAAGAATCTGAGGATGAAATGTAACTACTAACGTTAACAGATTGACTAACAGTTCGACTTACATATGTAAAATATAAGACACTATTTAAAACGGCGACTTGATTTGATGAAGTAAAGGACCATGTCCCAAATCCTCCTGTTGCAGACCATCCTGTTGTTCCTAAATCGAAATGAGGATTTATTAATAATTGTGTTGAATCTAATGGAGTTGGGGTTGGTGTTACCGTAGGTGTTGGTGTAGGAGTTTCGGTTGGTGTGGGTGTAGGTGTCATCATCCCCCAAACATCATTACCGTTTAAGAAAGCCTTACTTGCACTATTACCATTAAGAATTATATTATCTATATTTTCAAATAAACCCATCTTAATCAATTATAATATATAATGTTCCACTAACGGGTGTTATTGATGTATATGATGATGATGTTATTGTTTCTATTTTTAATATAGTGTCTGATGAAACTATATTACTATTATTCAAAGTTGCACTACCATTAACACTTAAATCATTTTTTAATTTAACACTACCACTAAATTCATATGTAAATCCTGAACTAACAGATCCCGTATTAAATCCAATTCTTGCATCACTTATAATATTAATCTGTGGATTTTGCCAACTATTTGATGAGAATAAGTGAACGTGTGTGTGGTCGGGATCGGGACCATCCAATGAACCAATATATAAATCTCTACCTCTGTTAATTACATATGCATCATTCTGATAACCAACAGAAAAAGGTGTATCAAATCCACTTGAATTGATACCCATGTTTACATAATGTAAATCTTCTGTTCCATTATCCGCGGTGGCGACGATATCACTACTTGAACCTCCGCCTGAATTTATATTTTTTACATTTATTTGAGAATATGTATCAGTGTCACCAACAAAATAAGCAATATTAAAACTACCTGAGCTGTTTACATGTAACATTTGTGGATTGCCGGCGATTAGTCCTCCCCCACCAACAATTATTGCATTTGAAAATTTGGTGGTGTCGGCATTAACAGAAAGCACATTGGCATCTTCACCTGAATCATGTCCAATATATGGATTTTGATGTGTGTTTGCTAAACCAAATTTGATATAACCTGATCCCGAATCTTGAATACCTTTAACAACTAAAGTATCAGTCATTCCAATATCACCTAACCAAACATTATCACCCACTTTAAAATTTTCTGCGTTATTGATATCGGTAGATATAAATTGAGAAGATGTTACGATCCCCTCGACTCCGATAGAACCCGTAATTTCTAAATCATTTGTTGTTGCCCAAACAGAACCTGTTTGAGCAAAAATACTATCTCCCGAATTAGTGTAAAAAACACTATATACTTCATTAGGTTGTATTCCTTGTAAACTATTTCCTGCCAAATCTTGTACGTAAACTGTTGTACTTGTTGCACCGGTAGTTACCCCTGTTACCCTATAAATTCCAAAATTTTGTGGTTGACCAATTTTTGTAAAATGAAAAATTGTACCAAAAGAAATACCATTTAAAAAGTTAGTGGCATTTCCACTACTTGCGACAGAATCATTATTATAATCCCAAGATGTGTTGTTAAATAAAAAATAATCGACCGATAAATATTGATTACTTGGTCCCGATCCAAAATATCCTTCATCATTAAAATTTCCCTTTTTCCATGTTAATCCAAGAATTGACGATTGACCTGATGTCCCACTTGTTCCTGAACTTCCCGCGGCACCCGAAGTACCGGAAGTTCCTGATGTCATTGCGGAGAATGTGGTTCCATTTATTGTGAAACTACCTGTTATATTAACACTACCAGTAAATTGATGTTTATCGTCTAATGAGTTTCCAAATATTGATGATCCACTTACATTATAATTTGTAACGTTAATTAAAGATGAACTTACAACATATTGTTGTGCTGTTATTGATCCACTAACAGTTAAGTTTCCATTTATAGTTTGACTTCCCGTAAAAAAGTGAGACCCACTATCAACAAGAGTTTGTCTCAAACTGTCCAAAGAAACTTTATATGTCGATTCCTGAGTATCAAAAACTGTAAAACCTGTTAGACTTGGATTTGTTATTCCTGATAATTGATGTATGTACTTATTTGTTGCCATTTTATATAAATATAATTTTATCCGTTATATATTAAATGTGAGTCTCCGTCACCTAATAAAATATTATCTTCATCATCTAAAATATGACCATCACCCAAACTAAAAATATCCTCTTCACAATTTTCTCCACAAATAAAGAAATCAAAATTATTGAGTCTTGTTAAAAAATTATGTCTAACACGAACAAAATCTAAGGGTTCTTCATAATATTTTATTGATTTCATATTAAAACAACATACACCGTTATGTATGTTATTCATAAGACCAGTTCCTCCTCCCCATGATTGTATAAATGGTTGTGTACCTCTATTCGATGGAACAATCTCTTCCCAATTTTCTAATTTATAAATTGGTCTACCATTTAAATAAATTTTTAATGTCCCAAGTCTTTTATCTCTTTCATCAGACCATTTTTTATTTAAAAATTCATAAGTATCTTCATATGTAGATAATTGAGTGGAGGTTACTGCGGTAACTGTAGTATCACTATAGTCGTTGATTTGATAACCAAGTAAATCGTTCCAACCCCCATCATTTTCCAAATCACAATTTTGATATCTATTGTATCTATCAAAAACTATGGTTAGATTAAAATCTTTTGTGGATCCTGTGGTACACAATTGAGGTGTTTGTCCTGAACTTATATAATAACTTTCAGAGAATCCATTTGTGGTTTGACAATAACCAGAATAATGATGTGCAACCCATTTAATTCTTCTATCTGAAGTAAATTGAAATGACAAATTATTATCAGCATAGTCTGATACCGAATCAGAACCCCTTACACCAAAATAATAAAATACTCCACCGCTTGACCACGGTAAATCCTCTCTATTGAAAATAAAATCTAATGTCCAACCCTTTTCAACACGTCTTTCAATAACTTTAGTACAACCCGATATAAATGGTTCCATGAATTGATATGCCCATGGTTTATTCGATAATTTATTTGGTACGGAACAACAATTTAATTCATTTTCTAACCTTTCCCCACATTTTAATACAAGAGTTGTCCCTGTTGTAAATCCACTTATTAATACCGATTCATTAGGAACTCCAAAATCAACATCATAGGTTTTCGATTGATTATAGGAATTGATCCCAAAAAAATGTGTTTCTCCTGTAATTCCTGTATATGTAAAGACATTACTATTCAATATAGTATTTGAAAATGTGTTAGAAATCCTGTTAACAAAGTTTGTATAATCAATCGTAGCGGTTAATCCTGAATATGGATAGTTCGGATCATTATCTCGATTATCAATTTCATAGAGAGATATCGTAGACCTTCCACAACTGAAATCTTCTAAGTTTGTGTTAATTTTTAAGGTGTCGTATGATATAGGTGTAGTTAAATCCAGTACTTCTGAATTATAATCTAAATCCACTTTAGCAATTTCATAATCGTAAAATTCCGAATAATCTAACTTGACATCCAATTTAGACCCGTAATATTTTAAAATATTCTGTGTATTCATGTTATAATAAATATCTTTCCCTAAGTTTGATATTTATATAAAAAACTGTTTAGATGAATAATTTTATTAAACAAGTAATTGAAGAGAAGTTTGCATCAAAAGCACAACAAAGATTTTTTTACGCTCAAGCCGGAAAAGGTGGTAAAAAAGGTAAAAAATGGGCTAAATGGGCAAAAGAGTTCTCAGATAAGACAGATTACGAAAAAATACCTGATAAAGTAGAAAAAGAGGAAGAAGTTGATGAAATTGTGGATGGCAAAGGTAATATTGCAAGAGGTAAAAAATACGCAAATTTCGCATCTAAGTTTATTACACAAAATAAAATAAGTGACGAAGTTACATTAAGTTCCGCGGGTCAAATGGGTAATCATGCGTTTGGACAACTTGGTGGTGGTAGATATGGTGTTGCAACTTCATTGAAATATTGGGCGGAAGGTAAAGAACTTACAAAAAAAGATATCCTTGAAGTCGAATTGGACAATATATTAGGTGCGGATGATACGATTCTTAAAGATTTACCATATGATAAGGCTAAAAAACATTTAGAAGATGAATTAGAAGTTCCCGAAGATAGTGCTGAAGAAAAATTAGATGATATGGGTTATGACAAAGATTTACCGAATGGACAAGTAAGATTAGTCGAAAATCCAAAAAAGTTTGTTGAAGAGTATTTGGAAAGTGTTTTAAAAAAGAAATCAGATGTCAATGATATTGTTAAAAATGGAGAAATGGAAACTAAAGAAATAAATTCAATAGTTAAAAGACAGTTAGATTCTCTAAAAAGTGCAATGGAGAGTAACGACTTATCACCTGAAGATATATTAAATTATTTGAAAAAAGGATGAATAGAGAATTAAGACATAGAGAATTTGATATACCACAAAATATACTTGATAAAATAAATCATACATTAGTTGGTTTAAATGGTGAAAGTCATAATGGCACCAAAAGAGCTGAAAAACTTTTGGCGGATAAAAAAGTCAAATATGGTAAATTAAAAAGAATAATACACGATTTACAAAATATGGATACTTCTGTTAATAGAGTGAAATACGATTTAGCGGGAGGACATGAAATGTTAAAATGGGGTAAACAATTTTTAGATGGTGAAAGAGAATTAATAAGTAACAGAAAAGATTCAAAAAAAAGAGCAGATGAAATTGCGGGGGAAGGAAGTAGAAAAAATAGTCACCTTTCAAAACATAGAAAAAAACCCTCATTTTTACCTGATATGAGTATGAAAAATAACTCTAATAAATTTTCAACTTCTTTAAAATTATTTGAAGAAATTGAACGAATAAAAAAATTAATGTAAAATGCCATCACAAATCGATTTAATATCCGATAAATTTAGACAAGAACTTGTTGCAAGAAATGTTTATAACGAGAAACAAAATTACGATAGTTCACATCCTAATGCAAATTCGGATGGTGATGAAAAAGGAAAAAATGAAATAGGAAGTTCAGTTGATATTTTATCTCGAACAGATAATGTTACAAAAAATATGTACGGAGAAAAAAATCAATATGGTACCGAACATCCTAATGCGAATTCTGATGGTGATGAAAAAGGAAAAAATGAAATTGGTAACTCAACTGATGTTAAAAAAAGAACAGAGTTACTTGCCAAAAACATTTATAAATCAAATAACAAATATGGATCAGAACATCCAAATGCATTATCAAATGATGATGAAAAGGGTAGAGGTGATGTTAACGGTAAAATTGGAACATTAACAGATATTCAAAAAAGAAATGAAAATATTGTTAAAAATACCTACAAATCAGATAATTCATATTCAACAGAACACCCTAATGCAAGAGGTAATGGTGATGACAAAGGAAAAGGAACAGGTAAATTTTTAGATGTTTATAATTATTCTGCGGGTAGTAAAACAGATGTGAATGAGAGAACAAGTAATACTAAAGTGAATGTGAAATACAATTCTAATAAAACATATCCCGACTTCCCAACAAAATGAGATTTTTAGAAATTATAACAAATATTGTTTCAGAACAAACAGATCCTGCTATTTTAAAAACAACGGCAAATAAACCTATTGTTGACGCAATTAGAAATAGAAACAAAATTACATTTTTTTATACTGGCCCAAGAAAACCGAAAAAAGATAGTGTAAAACAAGGAAAAAGATTTAATGTAGAACCTGTTGCCATGGGGGTTAGTTCCAAAGGTAAACTAATATTAAGAGCGTGGGTTGATTCAAATTCGGGTTCAGTAACCAAATCAGGATTTCAAAAAGGTAATTGGAGAACATTCATTCTAAGTAGAATGAAAAATTTGACGATATCAGATGAAACCTTTGAAAAAAGACCGGGTTATAGGGAAGATGGTGATTCTAAAATGAATCCTGTATATGTACAGACATCATTCAAAGATAAAAAAGACATAGAGAAAAAGAAAAAACCTCAACCAACTCCAACGGAACCTGAGATTACAAAACCTGAACCTAAAAAACCCGAAACTGTTAAACCAGAACCAATAACAAAAAAAGAACCTGAAAAACCTGAGGTAGAAAAATTACCAGAACCAAAACCACAGGAAAAACCAGATCAAGAACCAACAAAAGATATCGAGGGTGATGAGATTTCTAACAAAGAAAAAGAATTACCAGAACCAAAACCACAGGAAAAACCACCAGTAAATCCTGAAGAAGACGAAGAAGAAAATAAAAATCTTCAAGAATCCATCAAAAGAATTAAAACTTTAATGTTTTTTTAAAAAACGTTATTATTATTTAAAATATTTATTATTATGTCACAACAAGGTAAAGGAGTTATAAGTCAAAATGATTTAATGTCAAGACTCGTACAAGCTAAAAAGGTTATGAATGTTGTTGATTCGGGAAATTTTGAAAGAGGAAATGTAAACGAATCGATAATTAAATCTTCACCTGAAGAAATTGACATTTCTACTTTACAAACTCAAACAGTAAAGTCTCCAATGCCAATCAATACATCAAAAATTCAAAATTCAAAATTGCCTGATGCAATTAAAAGGGCAATGATTGAAAATCCTATACCCACAATATCTTTGAATGATACTTTAGATATGGAAGTTGTCAAAGGTGCAAAACGATTAATGGAGCAAGAGGGTATTGTCACAAAGGGTACACAAAAAAAACAAACACAAAACATATCTAATGGTATAGATATGAATTCTATTGCGGTAATGATAGAAAATACTGTTAGAAAAGTTTTAGACGAAAAATTAAATCAAATACTCACAGCACAACAAACAGCAACTATAAACGAAAATCTTGTACTCAAGGTCGGAGATTCTATTTTTAAAGGAAAGATCACCGGAGTTAACAAGGCGAAATAGTTTATGAGTATTGAAAATATTCATCTTTGGCATGCAGATAGAGGGACTTACTTCGATAGAAATGTAAATATAATTTCTTGGAGTGATGATTATCATGTTTATATAGGAAAATATAATTCCATAGGTAGAGATTGTAATTTTTTTTTACATGCAAACCATAGAGTAGATTGGATTACAACAAGCTCTCAATTGTGGGGACCCGTTACACCTGAAATCGCGGACATACACATGCAAATGGGTCATCCAACATGTAAAGGTGATATTATCATTGAAAATGATGTTTGGATTGGTGCAAAATCGACAATTATGTCTGGTGTTAAAATTCATAATGGATCAGTTATTGGAACAGGATCAATAGTGACTAAAGATGTTCCTCCATATTCAATTGTTGTTGGTAATCCCGCAAAAATTGTAAAATATAGATTCAATCCAAAACAAATTGAATCATTATTAAAAATAGCATGGTGGGATTGGACCGAGGATAGAATTAAAACAGAGGCAAAAACTTTATGGTCAAATAATATAGATATTTTTATTGACAAGCATTTATGATTGATATTAAGTACGATAAGGATATTAAAATTACAACAGGTGATCTTTCAAAAATATTCACAGTAGATCAATTACCATTAAAATTTGAAATTAAAAATGTAGTATCAAAAAATATCGTATGGTCCGTTGAGTTAAATAGTAATATGTGGGCACAATATCCTGAATCTGAAATTAATGATGTTGTTGTTAAAGATAAATTTGGAAAGTTCATATACCAATACTATTGGGATATTATGCAACACGGATCAATTTTTTATAAGTCATTATGGTTATATTGTAAAAAATTAATCAATAACAATATTAAACCTAAAGGTTTGGTTATTGGCACACACGATGGTGAATTTGGTGAGTGGGTACCTTTAGTTAGAAACTATATGTCTGATATGATATTAGTTGAAGGTAGTGAAAAACAATACGATAAATTAAAATATAATTATGACGGAAAAGATGGAATCAAATTAATTAATTCCATCATTACTCCAAATGGAGGAAGTGTTGAATTTTTTGAAGGAGGACGGGGATATACTAATTCAATTGTAGAAAGAGTTATAAAAAATTGGGAAACTGAAAAAATATACTCGACGAAAAAAGAATCTATAAGTATAAATGAATTACTCACAAACGACATCAATTGGTTACATTTAGACGTTGAAGGTTTGGATGCAAAACTTATATTAAGTAGTAAACACCTACCAAATTTTATAATATTCGAAGATTTTAATTTATTAGATGATGAGAAATCATCTGTTTATAATTACTTGATTAACAAGGGTTATAATTTACATTCCGAATCAGGAATCTGTATGGCAAATAAATCGATTTGATTTTGTTTTCTTAATTTTTTTTTCTATATTTTATCATATAAAATATTATAATGTCAAAGATAAGAATACTTGCAATACCTTCAGATAAACATGGTGTTGGTAAATATAGAATATTAGATCCTTTTACATTTATTGGTGAAAACTACACCGAAGATGTTCATGTTGATATCCAATTCGATGTCCCAAATAATGATGACGTTTTTAAAAATTACGATATTGTAGTTTTTCACAGTTTCATTCATTCTAACACACATGAAGAAAATATCGATAGAATTAATTGGTTGAAAAAACAAGGCATTGTTACTGTTATGGACATTGATGATTTTTGGACAGTAGATCAAAGACATCCAATGTACGTGCAAGTTAAAACCGCAAAAATCGCAGAAAAGAAAATTGAGATGATGAAACTTGTTGACTATGTTACAACAACTACTCCGATTTTCCAAAAAACAATAAAAGATAAATTAAAAATTGATAAGATTGCAATTTTTCCAAACTCAATAAATGAAGAAGAAAATCAATTTAAACCAAATCCATTACCAAGCGAAAAAATTAGATTCGGATGGTTAGGAGGATCTTCTCACTTACATGATATAGAGTTAATGAAAAACGGAATCTCCTCAATTCATAATTCGTATAAAAATAAAGTACAATTTGTACTATGTGGATTTGATCTTAGAGGTACTATGACTGAGATTGATCAAACAACAGGAAAAATTAATCGAAGAGACTTAAAACCCACAGAAACAGTTTGGTACAGATACGAACAGATGTTTACTGATGATTATAAAGTTTTAGATGAAGAATATTCAAAATTTTTAAATAACTTTGTACAAATAGAATATCAAGATAAAGACAAACCATATGTAAGAAGATGGACACAAGACATTAACAAATATGCGTTAAATTATAATTATTTTGATGTGTCATTGGCACCTCTTATCGATTCAGTTTTTAATTCAAATAAATCACAATTAAAGGCAATTGAAGCGGGATTCCATAAAAAGGCTATTATCGCAAGTGAAGTTCAACCATATACTTTAGATTTAGTAAACATTTTAGATAATGGTAAATTTAATTCAAAAGGAAACGCGTTGTTAGTTTCACCTAATAGAAATCACAAAGATTGGGCAAAATTAATGAAAAAATTAATTGAAAACCCTAATATGATAGAGGATATGGGAAATAGATTATATGAAACAGTAAAAGACAAATATTCATTAAAAAAAGTTTGTAAAGACAGAGTAGAATTTTTCAAATCAATAATTAAAAAATAAAAACAAAAATTATGCATTACTTAGTAACAATCGGTTATGAAACTGAACAAATGGACAGAAATGGTAACCCAAGACTTCAAAAATTGAAATATATTGTTGAAGCAGAAACAGTAGAAGAGGCAACTATTGTTGCATCGAAATATCGTTCAGGAGACATAAGATCAAGTGAAAGTATTTCGATTGTTAAAATGCCGATCGAATGTATCATAGACAACAAAAACACACCTGAATATTACAAATAATGGAATTTTTCAGTAGAGACATACAAATATTAAGACAGTCTCAAAGTAAACTTGCTTTGGAGTATGTGTCCCAAAGAGGTGTTACAATTACGGTTGAAGAACTACAACGAATAACAGATGTATTTGTTGAATGTTGTCTTAGACCAATAGATAACGATCTAAAAGATAGAATTAAAAAATTAGATCTTTGGATTAATGAAAAAATAAATTTAAAAAATGGATCAAGCTGAATTTCAAAACTACTTGAAAAAATTACAAGAGATTGAAAAAAATCTAAATGAAGATGATGACGATGAATTAGATGTAGAATTTATTAATGACATCGATAATTTATTGAAAAAGTTGAATCAGGAAATAAATGTTAACAATACTCAATCATCTAATTTTTTAATTAATGTTAAAATTAAAAAACTACATGATAATGCTGTAATTCCTACATACGCAAAACCAGGTGACGCTGGAATGGATTTAGTTGCAACGTCAATTATATCTAATACCACATTTGATATAACCTATGGGTTAGGTGTTGCTTTAGAAATACCAGAAGGATTTGTTGGATTAATTTTTCCTCGTTCATCTATTAGAAAAACTGATTTGAGTTTAACAAATTGTGTGGGTGTGGTTGATAGTGGATATAGAGGTGAATTACAAGCAACGTTTAAAAAGGTGTACGGAAAAAATGATATTAGAATTGATGAAATGGATTATAAAGTAGGTGATCGAGTTGCACAGATTATGATTATACCATATCCACGAGTTAATTTTGTGGAATCGACAAATCTTTCTGAAACCGATAGAGGTGTTGGTGGATTTGGGTCAACTGGTAAGTAATTATATTTATATAAATAAACGTAATTTTAAATATAAATTTTGAGACAGAAGGTAAAAATTGTAGAGGAGAAGAAAACAACTAACAAGCAAAGAATTAGAGAAATAATAAAAAAACCAAAAGAAAAATTTCTCACAAAATCACAAGAAGAGTATTGGAGAATATTAGGTGAAAATCAAATAACCTTGTGTTTTGGACCTGCGGGAGTCGGTAAATCATATATTGCTATGAAAAGAGCCATAGATTTACTATGGGACGAAAATAACAAATATGAAAAAATTATCATAGTTAGACCGGCGGTTGAAGCTGAAGAAAAATTAGGTTCATTACCTGGTGGTCTTGAAGAAAAGTTAGATCCATATATCTATCCTTCTTATTATCTATTAAATAAGATTATTGGTAAAGAATCAAGAGAAAGATTAAAAGATGAAGGATTCATTGAAATTGCCGCACTTGCTTATATGAGAGGTTGGAATGTTGATAACACTATTCTTGTATTTGAAGAAGCACAAAACGCAACTCCCGCTCAAATTAAATTATTACTTACAAGAATTGGTTTTAATTCAAAATTTTTCTTATCAGGAGATTTAGAACAATCAGACAAATACAAAGATAAAACCAAATCAGGATTATACGACGCCAAAAAAAGATTAGAAAATTTATATGGTGTTGGGATCTTTGAATTTGGAAACGAAGACATTGTGAGAAACCCAATCATTGGTAAAATACTTGAAAGATACGAATAGGGTTTACTTATAACAATATTACACATATATTTTCAATATGGAAATTTATATTAGTATAGATGGAGTATTGAGAAATATTATTCAAAAATTCGATTATCACTATAATGATAATTTCATTAATTCTGAATTTATTGACGAAAACAATTTTGAATACGGTAAAGTTGAACCGGTTCAAAATGATAATTTATTAGATTATTATAAATTTCAATCTAAAGAAGAGTTTGAAAATTTTTTATTTATTGAATACCCAATAGAGATATTTGGTCACGCCGGATTAAGTTATTTTAATACATTCACTGAGTTGAATAAATTAATTTACGAAAATAAAAATCACAATTTTACATTAATTGGATTGGATGAATGGGGTAAATCAAAACCTGGTACATTATTCTTTTTATCTAAAAATGGATGTTTATGTAGTAATATAAAATTTATTTATTCAGAAAAAATTGACGATGAATGGAAAAAATGTGATTTATGGATTTCCGATAATAAAAAAATCTTGGATAAATGTCCAAGTGATAAAGAGTTTATAAAATTTAATACAACATACAACGAATACTTTAAACATAATAAAGAAATAACTAAATTAAGTGAAATACAAGAAATATGGTTGAAATCTTCGGAAAGTACTATTACATCGACATTGATGGAATTACCGAAAAATGTAGAACAGAAAACACAATAAAAGAAGACGATGGGTCAGAAACAACTGAAATCAATATCTTCAAGTATGAAGTAATCAAAATGTGTTTAGAAAGACTTTTAAATGAATTTGATGAAACTGATGAAGACATGGGAGTTTTTGGTCAAAAAGATACTACAACATCTTTTAAATTTGCGTTTAACACATTAATAAAATATGAAATTTTAATTGAAGAAAATGAATAAAGAAGAAACTATTATTAAATTAGAAGAATCGTTATTAAGATTAGAAAATAATGAAAACTCCATTTATTTTTTAACATACGATTCAAAATCAAACCCGAGAGCATCAATAAAACATATCTACGATATGGCACTACACCTAAAACAAAATGGTAAAAACCCAAAAATTTTAGTTGAAGATAAAAATTATCAAGGTGTATCATCATGGTTAGGAGATAAGTATCAAGATTTAGAGGTACTATCTATAAAAGATGATAAAGTAGAACTTAGAATTGATGACATTCTTGTTGTCCCTGAATATTATTCAAATGTTTTACACCAACTTTCCAATGTGAAATGCATGAAAGTAATGTTAGTACAACAAAAAGATTATATTTTTGAAAATTTACCAATTGGTAGTAGATGGAGTGATTATGGTTTTGATAGAGCAATCACCACAACAGAAGCAACAAAAAAATATATTCTAAGTATTTTTCCTGAAAGCTTAGTTCATATCATCCCACCAATGGTAGAAGATATATTCCAACCAAATGATAAATTAAAAAAACCATATGTTGCAATATCTTGTAGAGATAGAAATATACATAGAAGATTAATTTCAGAGTTTTATTTAAAATATCCTCAACTAAGATGGATCACTTTTAGAGATATGGTACAAATGACATATGAAGAATTTTCTAAAAATTTATCAGAATGTATGGTGTCATTGTGGGTTGATGATGAGTCAACATTTGGTACGTTTCCTCTTGAATCAATGAAATGTGGTGTCCCTGTGGTTGGAAAAATTCCAGATACCGAACCCGATTGGTTATCTGAAAATGGTATGTGGACATATGATATTGATAAACTTGTCGATATTTTAGGAACATTTGTTTTAGCATGGATTGAAGGAATTGATTTGAATGATGATGTTAAACAAAAAATGAAAGATACACTTTTACCTTACAATTCTGAAGTAACAAAAAATAACATCTTGTCAATATTTGAATCTTTTAAATCAAGAAGATTTGAAACAATAAAATCAGGAATTGAAAAATTAAAAGAAAAAGAAACAGCATGAAAAAAATAACAATTATATTACCAATTCATAAATTGGATGATAACTATGACGTAATGTTAAAAAATTCTATTCAATCGGTAGAAGATTTTCATAACGATGTGAAAGTTAGTATTGTTTGTCCAGGAAGTCTTAAAGACAAAATTAAAAATTTATCAAATAAATTAGAAATTGATTATGTAATTAATAATGGTAGTACGGATTTTTGTACTCAAATTAATTTAGGTATCACGAAATGTGACACCGAATGGTTTTCAATTTTAGAAGTTGACGATCAGTACAAATCCGTTTGGTTGAAAAACATGAATGATTATATCCAAGAAAATCCGGATGTTGATATATTCTTACCTATCGTTAAAGATATTAATCAAGAAGGGAAGTTTTTAAGTTTCACAAATGAATCAACTTGGGCATATGGTTTCACAGAAAAACAGGGATACTTAGATAATGAAGTATTATTAGATTTTCAAAATTATCAAACAAGTGGTGCGTTATATAGAACATCAGTAATAAAAGAAAATGGAATGTTTAAAGAAAATATAAAATTAACATTCACATATGAGTTTTTATTAAGAATGACACATAATGGTGTTAAAATTATTACTGTACCTAAAATTGGTTATGAGCATGTCAATTTCAGAGAAGATTCACTATTTTGGTTATATAAAAATAATGAGGATACTAAATTGAAAGAACCCGAAGTTAAATTTTGGTTAGAAACGGCAAAAAAAGAATTTTTCTTCAAAAATAAACGTGATGTAAATTATATTGAATCATAAATGCCGAGAAAAAGAACCCAAAAAATATATTTTGGGGAGGATCAAGAACAAGCGGTAATAAGATATTTAGAATCTGAATCCGAGGACGATAGAAATAAGATATTCAACGAATATTTAAGAGAACCCCTGATTATAATGGTCGAATCAATTATTCGACGTTATAAATTGTATAGAAAAGATTTAGAGTTTCAAGAAATACATGATGATACCATGTCATTTTTGATTACTAAAATCAATAAATTTGACCACACAAAAAATCACAAAGCATATTCATATTTTGGAACTATTTGTAAGAATTACCTAATGGGAGCAATTCAGAAAGACACCAAAGAAATGAATAGAAGCGTATCATATGATGATATCTCATCGTCGATAGAAGAAAGTCCCGAACATTCGTACACCATTGATGACGATGTTTTAGATTATAGAGATGTCATAATCAAGTTAACCATTTCTTTAGAAGAATTCATGGAAAAAGAATCTTTAACTGAAAATGAACAAAAACTTGGATATGCGTTATTGGAAATTTTTAGCAATTTTGATAAAATATTCCAAATTGGTGATGGTAACAAATTCAATAAAAACTTGATTTTACTATCATTAAGAGAAATGACTTCACTTTCCACTAAAGAAATTCGAATATCACTAAAAAAGTTTAAAAAATTATATGATGGTATTTTGAGTGGGTTTTTAGAATAAATCTATTTATTTGTTATGAGAGGAGAAAGAAAAAACATAACATTAGATGTTGATTCCGCTTTAGCACTAATGCAAGAAATATATAATGATGTTGTTGAAAATAGAAATACCGCATCTACAATCATGCGTAAAATGATGTCTTTCATGAAAGACGCTGAGGATATGAGTGTTATTGGTCCTGTAATTAAGGAACAACAAAAAATTTTAAATGACTGTACCGAAAAGAAAATTTCACTTGTAAAATTACAAGGTGTTTTATTAAAACAAACTCAGGGGGGTTCGAAAGGATCACCTATGGGTAAATTGAGTTTATCAGACGAGGACAGAGATTTACTTGATAAATTATTAACTGATGACGAAGATAAAAAAAACGAGAATTATAAATTGTAATGAGTTTAAAGAAAAAAATAAATGAATTATTAGCCAAAATTGAGGCAATTGATGCAACGAAAACAAATGAAAATACACTTGATTCTCGTTCATTCAATGATCTTGCCGATCTCGTTACAAAAGATTTACCATCAAGTAAAGAATTAAGTCAAAAATTAGAAGGTTTAAAATCCTCAAGAAAAAATAGAAATAGAAAAAAACAAAATAAAAAGGATATATTTTCTGAAATACTTGGTCCATTAAATAAGATTTTAGAAAGTGGTAGAAAGGCTGATGATTTCGATAAATTCGCATCGACACAAAGATTAAAAAGACACGCAATTGATGCCGCAGATTCAACTGTAAATAAATCCAAAGAGATTGTTATGGATTGTGTGAAAACAGCATTGTTTTCTAATGGTGGAGTTTGTGGTAATAATAAGACATTTAGTGGTTGTACATATGATCAAGTTACACTCAAACCAAGAGAAATAGATTTTTTAAATATTTTGACAATTACCCCAAATAGTGATTTGGGTAAAATTATATACGAACCAATAAAAGAATCGGGTAAAGAAAAGGTAAACAGAAATCTTTTTACCACATTCCAAGGTACTCCCTATCAATTTGATACACCAAGTAATAAAACATTATTTACCATAAATTGGGATGATTCTAATCAACGTTTTAATATCACAGGATTAACACAAGGTAGTTCACCTGGTAACTGTGGGGTTGATGTTAAGGTTGAGGATTTTTTGGATGATTATTATAGTAGTATTGAAATGCCGGATATAAAAACCATTTTAAAAAATGCTATGATAATGACATTAAATGCTGTCAATACTAACCCAATATCTACAAGTGGAGGAGGTGATACTGTAAATGTAAGTTTTGATAGTGCAATTAATGATTTAGAAAGATTATTGAAGAAAATTATGTCTTTCTGTGGAAATCAAACAAAACGAGATGATTTAAAAAATCAGAATCCAACTGACATGTTTGATGAGAACGATGAAGATAAAGAATTTTATTTCAATTTTGACGACGTGGAAGGAATTGATCTTGATGATGAGGATGCAAGACTGAGAAAAGTTTTAGTATTTCAAACATGTAATAATTTTGAAGTTCCAGTAAACACACAAATTGTAGAAGATTTCATATTTTTAGAAAATAAAAAAAGTGCAAACGATTTAATTAATTCAACTCTTAACAAAGCCGCAGCAGACGCATTTGAACAATCAGACGGATCTTTCGATTTACCAAGTTTTCAATTATCATTAAATATAAAATTTTTAATCAACATACCTAAAGCAATAATCCAAAGTATTTTATCGCCAAAAATTTTCTTACCTATAGTTGCAATATATAAATTGTTTTCAGTAACGATAGATGGTACTGTTCAGGCTACCATGGATATTAAACTTTTCATGAAAAAATTATCCAATATGTTTTATTGTATAATCAAAGAGGTTTTTTGGACATTCTTGAGAGATTTTTGGAAAAGAATTAAAAAAGATATTAAAAATTTTATAAAAGATGTTGCGGCAAAAATAATAAAATCCAAGTATAAAAAATATTACATGGTAATATCCGCATTAATTGCGTTTTTAAAAGAAATAAAAGAAGACGATATAGATAGTTGTGCGGAATTAATTGAAACCATAATAAAATCAATAGACAAAGGAATTGAATCTGCCGGTGGATTAGATCTCAAAATCCCAAAACCATTATTGGCGTTATCAGAAAAATTACCATCATTGAACAGTGCAAAAATTATGATGGATACAATATCTAAATTACAGGCAAATGGTATTGATGTCGGACCAATAAATGGAGAAAACAATGGTTTTGTTTCGGCAATATCCTCTATGATGGATTCACTTGTAAAAAACTTAGCAAAGGCACCAATGTCAACAACTAATGCGAGACCAATAACTGTTGTGACACCTTTAGGACCGGGAATTATTCCTCCATTTACAAATAACAGTACGGGTCTTTTTAATACTTAATATGGAAAAGGAAAAACTATTAGAAATTATCAGTGATATAAAAAATAAATCTAACAAAGATTTATTTTCCGCAATTGAAATATTAAGTGATGAATTTGAAAATACAAAACAACTAATAGTTGAAATGACCAAACATTTGGATATTATAGAAGAATATTATAATATGATAAATAATGAAATTAAAAAAAGACATGAAGGATTATGAAAATTATTGATTTAGGTATATGTCTTGATAATATTGATCCGAAAGGTTTAGGAAGAATTAGATGTATTCGATATAATGATTATATATCAGGAAAAGAAAAATCTATAAAATATACTCTATGGGATAAAAGTGATCCATTTGTTGCATCACCATTTTTACCAACAAACATTAATTTTATACCAGAAAATGGTCAAGCAGTTAAAATAATTAATTATAATCCAAACAAAGAAACTGTTAACCAAGAATACATTGCGGGTCCTTTTACAACAACATATGATTTTAATAATCAAACATATTCACAACAAATATCTAACACAACATATGGTATTTTCGTACAAGATAAACCTGATATAAGAGATGATTCTGGAACATATAGAGGTAAGACAGAAAACTGTTTTGCAAACGAAGAAGATTATGCTGTTTATGGTAAGTCAGGTTCAGATTTATTATTCACCGAAAATGGATTACAATTAAGAGGTGGAAAATTATTATCTAAAGATGCTGCGAGTGTAAAAAATAAAGAGATATTAATTAATGAACCAATTTTTGCAAAAAAATCTTCAAACTTATACTTAAAGAAATTTCCTAAAAAAATGGTTCTTAAGGAGAGGGAGATTACACAAAGAAACTATGAAATAAAAAACTTAAATTATTTAGTCGAATATGAAATAGACTCACTATCCCCAACTGAATCAAATCCTGCAACAATAAAAATCTTTGTTTATAAAGTTTTATCTGAGTATGGTAATGTCTTTAAAACTGATTTTTTTAATATTGCCACAGAGGCACCAGGAAGTTTACTACAACTCATCAATGAGGACAACTCTGCAACTACACCTACTTTTACAGAAACCATTACAGATATTATTGATGCATCTAAACAAGTGAGATCAATTATATTTGATATTCACGATTTAAATTTATCTGAAGTTAACCCTTTATACACCGATGAAGATATTCATCCTTTTTATTTTAGACCATCTAAATCAATGGTATCGCTGTCACCTGCAAATCCAACAGAACAGACAAATAAAGAATACTTTATACAAAATACATCAGTTGCAAGAGTTGGACCAACCGCAGGATTAATTTGGTCACAAAACAGTGTTAAGGTACCATTTAAAGATGGTGTTCAAATAGAAAAATATTTAGAAATTGATGAAAATACACCCGAGCAAACTTTTTCGGCCATAAAATCTGATAAAATATATTTTCTTTCTACTGATTTAGGTGATAACGAATCATCTACACCTGTACCCTTTTATGATTTAGATAAGTATGAATATACACAAGAAAACTATGTCAAAGACATAGATCCAAATACATTTTCAACCGTAAGAGGGGAAAATTTATTGGCGGTATTAAGATCAATAATTAATGTGATTTTCACCCATAGACACAATCTTCTGAACTCAATAATTGGACAAACAGATTATTCGGAAGGTGAAGAATTAAAAAGATTATTAGAAACTCTCGAAAACGACATCTTAAATAAGTCAATTAGAATTAACTAATTGATATTTATTAAATAAAAAGATGTCATATTTCCGTTCATATTTTGAGAAAAATAACACAATTATAAAAGATTCGGTGGTTAACACCTCCAAAAATCCATCAACCGAAATTTTTTACGGTGACAAATTTTCTAAATTTATCTTTAAAATTGATTTTGAAGATTTAAAAAATAAAATTACCGGTGGGGATTATGTTATAACCACAGGCACCACTCATACACTTAATTTAACAAACACAATATTTGGCGATGAAACTTTTTTAGGTGCAAAAAGAGGAACGGGTAGACAAAGAACAAATTCCTTTGATTTAATTTTATTTAAAATAAATGAGTTTTGGGATGAGGGTTTGGGTTTTGATTATGAAGAAGGTTCTTATGATTTCACAAGTGGAAATAACACATACGACGAAAGACCCTCGAATTGGTTCAATAGGACAACACTTTACGAATGGACAACTGAAGGTATATACGGAACAACACCTGATATAATCTCAACTATTCATTTTGACAAAGGAAATGAAAATATAATGGTTGATATTACCAATTATGTTAATGGTATATTAACAGGGGGTACTGTAAATCATGGGATAGGTCTTGCATTTTCTATACCGTATCAAGATATCAAAACAGAATTTGAACAATCCGTAGCGTTTTTCACAAAATACACACAAACATTTTTTGAACCGTTTGTTGAAACTTTTTTTGACGATAGAATTAATGACGATAGATTAAACTTTGTTGAAAAAGTTGATCAAAATTTGTATCTATACATAACTAAGGGTACTAATTTTTATGATTTAGATTCAAACCCAACCGTTGACATATTGGATAGTAACAATACACCAATTCCAAGTTTAACAGGATTAACATCCACAAAAATAAGAAAAGGAGTATATAAAGTTACATTTGGTATTGATGGTTTATTATGTGACGGAAAACGATTTTTCTTTGACAAATGGAAAGGATTAACAATAGATGGGGTTTCAGTATCAGATACAACACAAAAATTTATTCCTAAACCATATACAAGTTTATATGGTATTGGTGATAACCCAAAAGATTATAAGAGATATGTTGTACAATTTTATGGTATAAAACAAAATGAAAAAATTATAAGAGGAGAAAAAAGAAAAGTTGTATCAATTTTGAAATCTATAGAAAATCCAATTTCAAATGTTTTTGACGATGTATTTTACAGAATATACATTAAAGAAGGTAGAACAAATGTAGTTGTTCACGATTGGACACAAATGGATACAACAAACGAAAACTCCTTTACTTTGGATACTTCAATATACATACCAAGAGAATATTACGTAGAAATAAAAGCAAAAATAAATAATGAAGAGATTTTCTTTAATGAAGAAATAAAATTTGAAATTCTTTCAGAAAGGGCTTCATTAATGAACAGCGTATCATAAATTAATCAATATTTATAAAATATGAAAAAGTTAGACGAAATTATAAAAAAACACTTGAAACAAATAACTGAAGAACAGAATCATGAAAACTACATGTTTTTTGGAAATATTGAACAAATGAAAAGACAGTGTGATCTTTTGATGAAAGAAGATCACGATATGATCGATGGTATATTAAAAGAACATGATTGGGCTCAAGATCATATTGCAGAGGCCAAAAGTTTATTAGACCAAGTTTTCGATTTCCTAATGAACCAAACCAAAGGAGATGGAGAAGAAAAATCAGTAAAAGCTGACACTTCTCAATTTAGTCTAAACGAAATGGAAGAAATTGATGAAAGTAAAAATTGTCCCACGGATCCTGCAAAATGGGCAGCATCTAAAGCGGCGGCCAAAGCTAAATTTGATGTGTACCCTTCTGCATATGCAAACGGTTGGGCAGCAAAAAACTACAAATCCAAAGGTGGTGGATGGAGAAAATGTAAAAAATAAACCATGAAAGAATTTATCAAAGATTTAGAAACATTTCTTAGAAAAAATTGGAGACCTATAGTAATTATATCAGGAGTACTTATACTCCTTAATTATTATCCCGATATTAAGAGTGGGATTATGGATGGTTGGTTAAATAAATAATAATATGAATATCATTGTATCTAAAGAAGATAAGGATTACATAAACGAATGTCTTGAATCAGGTGAAGTTTTAAAAGAGGACTTAAGAAGATGGTTCAAAGAGAAATGGGTAGATGTTAGTAGAAAAGTAAAAGGTAAACACCCACCTTGTGGTAGAAAAGATGCTGATGGTAAAGCATATCCAAAATGTAGACCATCAAAAAAAGTATCGAAAGAAACACCAAAAACAGCATCTTCTTACAGTAAAAAAGAAAAGAAATCAATGACTTCTCAAAAAAGAAGAGCCGAAAAAAAAGACCCTAAAGTCGGAAAGGGAAATAAACCGACAATGACAAAATTTGATGAAAATATGGAGAAAAGAACTGTAATTCAAATAACCGAGGAACAATTTAATAGATTATTTAACTATAATGAACAAGTACCCGTACTAATGTACGAAGACGAATTTGGGTCAATTCAAAATACAAACTATGAATTAGATGATTTATTAAATGAAGCCGAATACCAAGGTCGTAAAGTACAATTAGGTAAAATAATGCAAGGAGACGTAAAGAAATTCAAAGTTTACGTTAAAAATGATAAAGGTAAAGTAGTGAAAGTTAACTTTGGATTTGGTGGAAAATCTGCTAAAGGAAAAGTTATGAAAATCAAGAAAAATAACCCTGAAAGAAGAAAATCATTTAGAGCGAGACATCATTGTGATAATCCAGGTCCACGTTGGAAACCAAGATATTGGGCATGTAGAACTTGGTAATTAGTAAAAAATTACATTAATATTACATTCAAGGAGAAGTTGGTAGGATTTACTTTGTGATTCGTCCCACTTCTCCTTATTTTTTGTGGTACAAATATGTTTACAGTAAACGACCCTGATACCGCAGTTTACAATTCCTCTTGCACAATCCATACAAGGTAAACCAGATGTTAAGTATATTGTGGCACCTTTTAAAGGAGTACCAACACGAGCGGCGTTATATATTGCATTACGTTCCGCATGTTCAAACCAGAAGTATTTTTCAGGTCTTTCCTGACGTTCTTCTTTAGAATCGTCCATTCCCCTTGGAAATGAATTATAACCCGTAGAAAGTACCTCATTATCCTCTCCAACAATAACAGCACCTATCTGTGTAGATTGATCTTTGGATTTAAGTTTAACTTGTTCTGCAATTCCTAAAAAATATTCGTTCCAATTCATATTAATTTATTCGGTATCCAATACCATATTCTTTCTTCAGAATATCTGTTTAGTGATTTCCCTTCTTTTTTTTCTATTAATTTACTTATTTGTGATACGTGATCTTTGTTTTTAATATCTACTCCAACCATATAACCATTCCCGTCTTTTATATAAATTGTGTCTTTCGTTGGTTCAACATATTTTCCTTCATCATAAAGTTTCAACATTTTCACCATTTCGTCCTTCTTCATTTTACATTCAATTCCTCTTGAATATATCATTTTTTCAAGGACATCTAACCTTAATTTACTATAATCTGTATCTGACATATTGCAAATATACAAAATAATCTGGAATATACCAAAAATAAAAAACCCCCAATTTCTCGGGGGTTCTTTATATATCAAGATAAAAATTATCTTAAAGTGTCCAAACTGAATGTTTGTAATCCGAAACAGTTGATCACACCGAAGTAACGGTTGTTAACCATTTTCTTCGCGTATCTTGTCATGATACCCTTGATTGGGGTAAAGTTGAACGGATTGTACATAGTTGGGGTCAACTGTAAAGGTACATATGGTGCGTAGATGTAACCAGCGTCTAACAATGACTTACCTTTGTGTCCCATGATAATTTTACCAGCTGGTAAATATGGATCACGGTAAACTTGATAACGACCTGCTATTGAACCGATTTTCTCGATACCCATGTTGTACTGATCTTGCTCAGGATGAGCATTTGATACGTGGAAATACTCTAAATCATCTAATACAGCAGAAACTTCTGAAGATACAACGATCCAGTTAGCACCACCTCTTAAAGTTGATTTATGGATTTGAGCAGAAACCTGATTGATCTTAGTGATCAAAGTTTGGTTCCAGTCTTTTTGAGTGTAACCAGCGAATGCTACACCACCATTACCATATCTCCATTCGTTATAGTCCCACTTAGCAGTCCAAGCGGCACCTTTACGAAGGTCACGAAGGATTTCACGATCGATTTCAGCTGCGATTTGCTCAGATAACAATGCTGTTAACTCAGCTTCAGCGTCGATGTTGTGGAATGCACTTACGTCTTGAGCCAATTCAGGAGACCAGCTTGCTCTTAATTTTCTTTCAGTTACAGAAACTGTTACTGATTGAAGATCAAAAGAAACTTCACCGATTGTCTCTTCGAATTCTAAAGTTGCATATGTTTTGTATGTAATCTTTAAGTTAGCAAGAGACAAATCATTACTACTGAAATCTGAATCAGTGAAACCAGATGTTGCACTGTAAGACTGAAGGTCTACACTCAAATAGATTTTACCTTCTTCATCACAGATGTCAGAGAATTTATTAAGGTTTGTACCACCTTTTTGACCATATTCTACGATACCTTTACCGTATTTTTGTGTAACAACGTTGAAATTTTTAACACCGTTGTTTGCAGTTGTGTTACCAGTAACTTCAACAGCAAGAGAAGCTAAAAATTCTTCAGTGTCCATAACGTTACCGTTAGCACCGATCATTTTACCTTGACCATCTTTACTGAAACCAGTAAGAACAACAATTACACTTGATAATGACGCACCACTTAAGTTAGCGGTTGTCTCAGATGCTGCTCCGTTAGAGAAAGTAACCCATGCACCAGGTGCAGCTGTAGTTACAGTAGCATCACCTTTTGAATAGTCAAATAGACCTTGATCCGCAGCGTCACTATTTTCATAAAAACGATCATAAAGACTTCTTGGATCTGTATAACCTGCTTGAGCATCTGTGTCGGTTGTATTAGGATAACCGAAAGGTGCCTTTTTAGTGTCCTGAATCTTTGGTAAGAAATAGAACAATTTACCAATTGGTAAGTTCATAGCTTGTACAGACACGATGTCGTTAGCTAATAATTTAGAGAATACACGACGGATAATTGGGAATACCACGGTCTCAAAAGAACCTGAAGCGTCAGATACTGCTGCTTCGTTGATTAAATAAGACGCTTGGTTTTCATACAATTGCGCGATGTTATCTTTTTGGTGACCTTCAAGACCCTCAAGGAATCCGAGATCATCCCATTTTTTAATGGTATCTTCTTTGATAACACGTAAGTGCTTAAGACCGATGTTACCAACCATACCTGATTCTAATAATGCTCCCATTTTTTTGTTTTTTTATTTTTTTTTGGTTTATTATTTTATTTTACTCATCAAATCTTTCATTCTTCTGAATTGTGGATTTTCGTATGCTTTTGATTCCGCCAATACTTCTTTAGAAGTTGATGTTTGAGGAGTGTTAGAGATTTTTTCTACAACTGTTTCGGTTACCGGTTTTTTAGTTTCCAATTCAGCCTTTATTGTTTTAAATAAGCCCTTAGACTCATTCATAGTAGAAACTGAATCAAATCTCTTTAATATGTTCAATTTCTCCTGTTTAGTTGTGGAATGTTCCGTGAAAAGACGAGTTGCATAAGCAAGATTTGCATTGAAGACTGCAACTTCATTTAATTTCTCTTTGAATAAAACTAATGCCTTTTTATATTCGTCATTTTGTTTTTTCAATTTAGAAACTTCTTCATTGATTGCACCTCCAGGATTTTTATTCATACCTTTACTACCAGCCATGAACTTTGTACCACCGTTACCCTTTTTTTGAGCTGCGAAAGTACGAGATGACTCGTGAGCTTCGATTTCTTTTGAATCTTTTTCTTCTTCCTCTTTAGTTTCTTCTTCCTCTTCTTCATCTAATTCGATTTCATAAAGAGTTTCTTCGTTTTCTAAAGAAGATTCTTCGTCTTCCATAGATGATCCTTCGTCACCCATAGAAGATAATTCCTCATCTTCCATTGGTAATGATTCTTCATCCATTTCACTTTCTTCTCCGTCAAGTTTAATTATGTATTCGTCACCATCTAATTCAAGTTCGATGTCATCACCATCTTTCTTAACTACTACGCCATCTTCGGGTTTCATAGCTTTGAAAATTTTGAGAACCTCTTCATCGGACGCAGATGTCATGTCCATGACATCATCATCAGAATCAATAGACGGTTCGTTACCCATAGGTAATGCGTCATCCATTGTGTCATCATCAGAGTCATCGTCCATAGACAAATCGTCACCGGAATCCATAGAATCGATTCCTTTACTTGAATCTTCGTCATCTGCAGATAATTCGTCTGACTCATCGTCTCCTACTTCAGGTTCATCACCTTCTTCAGAATCTTCATCATCAGGCTGTTCTGCCACATCTTTTTCTTCTTCTTCAGGATTTGTTGTTTCTTCTTCAGATTCAACTTCTTCCTCTTCTTCTTCTTTAAGCAATTCGTTTAGTTCTTGTTTCATTGTAGAAGCAAGTATACCTTTTGCATTTGCTTTTACAGCTTCTTCAAGAGTTTGTACTTGAAGAAGTGCTTGTTCTAAAATTGATTTTTCACTCATTTGTGTAAATTTATTTTTATATAAATATTATGGATTTGATAAAAATTTTGATTTTAATATCATAAACTAAAGAAAATCACTTATTTTGATAAAAAAGAATCGAGATTACCCATTAGTTTTTTCATTCGATCATCAACTAACGGTTTTGAATTGATATCTTCTTGATATTGTTCTCTTTCAGATTGATCTTTAAAAATATATGCACCTGGTGTTGAGGGAGATGATACTAAGTCAAAACATACTAATTCAAAATCATCTTGAACTATATTTTGACCTTTGATTTGTTTAAGTGATCCTACACCACGAGATGAGATACCTAAGGTTGCGCCATTCATTAATAACATTGCAGCTTGATCACCCTTAGTGGATACTATTCCCATCTTTTTCCAACCTGGTGAAGTAAATAATTTAATTTTACCCATTAAGATTTTACCATCCCACCATGTTTCAAGAATTGAATGTGAAACTCTATCTAAATCTATTAAAGAAGATGACGGATGATTTAATTCATTTAACGCACTACCCTTTTTTATAATTGATTGATATTTTTCATTCTCTCTTTTGAGTAATGATTCGGGGTATATTCTTCCGTTTTTATTTGGTGTATCGAACTTTTGTAAAACGGCATAAAGAATGATGTCTTCAGAGAAGTCAACATTCTTCATTTCCGATATAATTTGTTGATTATCTTTAGGGGAAACATGACCAGCATCATATTCAATTAAAATCCCCTTTCCAACTTCGTTTGGACCTAATATCTTCATTTATACTTTTATTCATATAAATACATCGATATCTATATTATTTTTTTGATTTGTTAAAATTAAATAGTTTTTTATCTTCCAAACCCTGATCAATTATTTTTTCATGTATATCTTTTATTGTGAATTTAACGTCTTTTGATTTAACGTCAAATTGATTCTCAACGTATAAAGTAACTTCCAAGTTCATAAACGATCTTTTTTCTAACTTTATACCTTTAGTTCTAATATCTAAATCTACAATAGATTGTTTCTTAAATAACTTAGAACTATAATTGTAGATAATTTCTTTAACTTTTCTTCTTGATCTTGATATTGTCATTTCATAATCACTATCAATTTCAGGTTGAATCCAAGAATTAAGTTTTAAATAAATTGTTTTTAAATTCTTGTAATCAACAGTGCCGTAACCAATTTTAACATCTTTGTATACTCCCAAAGGAATATATTTACCAGTTTTCATTATTTTATCATATTATTATAATTTTATGGTGTAATAAAAAATAAAGAAAATAATTGATAAAACAAAAAAATATTTTTATTATATTTGTGATATAATTATTAAAATATGATCATCATCGAAGTAAACAAAGAAAAAAACATTGAGTCCGCACTCAGGACTTATAAAAACAAAGTTCAAAAGTCGAGACAAATACAAGAACTTAGAGATAGACAGACATACAAAAAACCCTCAATAAAAAAGAGAGAACAGGTTTTAAAAGCTATCTATGTACAAAAAGTAAAAAACGGTCTTAATTAAGACCGTTTTTCAATTCAGATAATCTGAAATAATTTAATTTAGAGGGTTTGATAGAATTAACATGTGTTTTCACATTAGTTAATTTGTTTGTTAATTCATCTTCTTTAGATTCTAAAAGCATCGATTCTACTTTATTTAAAATATCTTCTTTCAATTCTTTAGTTTTAGATTCCAAATCTTCATTTGTTAATGATAGTATATTTTTTAATTCTTCTTTTTGGTTTTCTGAAAGTGTATTGTTATATAAAATATTAAAATTATTTGCTAAAACAGCATGTAAAAGATTTTCATTAACGGTATGATTAGTTTTATCAGTGTCCTTTACTTCTTTTTTGGTTGTTAAGTGTTCAACTAATTTCTTTTTTGCTAACACCTTTTTATCGATATTTTTTAAATTATCATCTTCTAAAAGTTGATCTATTGAATTATATAATTCATTTTCTTCAATTTGTGTGTCGTGTACTGACATGTTTATTACTTCACAAAACTGTTTAATTTTTTTTGCTTTTTTCTTCAAAATGGTTTCAATCTCTTCAACATATAATTTTGCGGTTTCTTTATCGTCAAAATATTTGTTTTCAATTTCTTCGTAAAACAAATACATTTCTTTGAAATCTTTATTTTTTTTAACTACTTTAATTAAATTTTTTGTATTACCTAAACCCCCCTGATGATATGATTCAGTTATTTTTTTCAAGAATTTGGTTTTTATTTTTCCGAAATTGTTCATTTTTTAATCGTTTAAAATATCGTTTAATTTATTTTCTATTTCATAAATATTCTGTTGAGCCTTCTTTACATCAAATAAATCGTCAAAAGATAATTTTTCATCTCCTAACATACTTAATATTTTTGATTTGTTTGACTCTGAAAGAGGTTCACTTGGTTCTGAACCACCTGCTGCGGGTGCTGGTGATGGTGCCATACCACCCATGTCCCCACTTGGTGCGGCCTCTCCTGTTGCCCCCTGCGCCTCTAATTTTTCTCTTTCTTCTTCAGAAATTCCATATTTTTTATCAACCTCATCAAATACTCCTGAACGTTTAATAATGTTTTGAGTGTTTGTTAACTCAAATCCCATGGCACGTTCTAATCTTTGTTGTTGAAGATCTAAAATAACTTCCGATTCACTCATACCTAAAATATTCTTTTTAGCCCATGTATGAGAAACAGGTAATATACCAATTTGAGATTGATCTGAAGTCGCATCTTTATACAATGTTATCTTTTCTTTCCACTGCTCAATTCTTAATAGGTCGGATTGTGCCGATGGGTTTGTTAAACCGAGATTAAAATTATTTAATTCATCTTCCAATCCCATCAAATACAAATGTACAAGAGCAATTTTATTTAATTCTTGTATTAAAGATTTTTGTATTCTGTTTATGGTTCTTGCAAAACGTATATCCATTAATGCAAGAGTCTTACCTTCCCCAACAACTTCTTCAAAACCTAAAAACGCTTTAGGAATACGTAACGCGGCCAATAATTTCTTTTGGATATATTCAATATCGGCAATTTCACCTAAGTTTTGTGCACCTTGTAATGTTTCGATAGGGTTAGTTACACTATAATCTCTTACAGGTATAAAATAATCTTGATCTACCGCCATTTGATTATACCTCATATCAACTTGACCATTTCTTGGATCGGGTATAACGTCTCTTTTAAATTTATTTGCAACACGTTGTACATACGGTTCAATATCTTTATCGTCCATATTTCCTACGAATACTTTGAATACACGTCTTTCAGGTGCTCTTGATGTTCTATAGATTAACATTGCATCTTCCGCAAGTAAAAGTTGTTTCCAAATTCTTCTAATCTTGTCTAACATTGAGGTGCCATATGGTAATTTTCTATCATCACCTAATAATCTAAAGTGTGCAATTTCCCATGCTTGAAATTCAATGTCTTTATTTTTCCATGCAAATCTTAATTCTCTACTTGGTATTTTATAATCTTTTTCTTGACCTGGTACTTTCGATGCGGCACCTTCCATTCTTTCTATTTCAATATTTGGAAGTTGTTGACAACCGATAATACCTTTTTCTTGGTCAACTTTTAAATAAACAAAGTTGTCACCGTACTTACACAATCCACGTGTCCACATTTGTAAGTTAGTATTCACATCTAATTTATTATAAAATAAATCTTCTAAAATTGTTTTAACTCTATCTGAATCTGAATATATAGTCAAAATTTGACCCTTCTCAGACATCGTTGTCGATTCCTCTGCGTAGATATCTAAGGCTGCAGATATTTCAGGTGTGAACTCCATTGATTCATAATCATAATATGCCGATAATCTATTAGGTTCATAATACACCGATTGATTATACAACGATTGATCTAACTTAGTCCATTTATCTGCAATATATTGAGATTGTTGAGCTTGTAAGAGTTTTTGTTGATACTCTTCTTTACTATCAGTTTTTAATAATTCGTCTTTATTAAAATTAAATGAAGGAGTATTTTCTGGTTTTACTTGACCAGGAAAACCAAACATCCTTGTTAATTTTTGAAAAACGGTTACATTTTGATTCGCCATGTATATAAATAGTTTTCTTTAATAATATAAACTTAATCTTTATCTTTTCAAAGTGAAATTATCTTGGTTTTCCAAATAACCAATTATAATCTCTATACATATCTTTTGATAATTTTGTATTTTGATCAGGGTAATAAATTTCTTTATTATTCATTTGCATTGAACCCACATGATCTAATGATGTTCCGTATGAATAAAATGATTTTTGAGGTTCATATGTTCTTTCGGACATAGTCCAAGATTCCATCATTGCGATATTTTTGGCTGTATTTTTTTCTAACTGATTAAAGGAAATATCACCAGCATAAAGAGCCATAGATAAACTCATAATAGAATCATCATGGGCACCTTTCATGTGATCAGGTCTACCATTTATATAAACAAAAGTGTTTAATTCATTTAATAACCTATTTGATCTGATTGCAAATCCTTTTCTTACCTGTTCTTCAAAAGACGCAACAATTTGTGTTCTTTTATTATTGAAATTAATACCGGGAATTTTTTCCATCATTTTTTTGTTGTATTCCCACATATTTTGTGTGTTGATACCATCAATGAATAAATTACGATAATTCATTTCCTGTAATTTTCTTGATGTTGCAACTCCCATCCCTCCTGTGATATCAATTACAATAAATGCATTGTACAATACACCCCATTTGTATGCAACTGATGCAAGATCATCCGGAGGTATTTTACCGATATATTCTAAAACTTGTTCTCTATCATCAAAATCAATTATATTAATTGATGAGAAATCTTCACTATCTCCTCTACTTACATCGACACCCATTATATATCTGTGTTCTTGAATTGGCTCTTTCCATTGCCATAAAGTTCCTTGCATATATTTTTCTATTGGAACTCTTATCATATTCTTCGCAATATTGTCTTGAACCTCACTTGGAATCACACCATCACCCGAACCTAAAAAGTCACACTCCAATTCTTGTGCAATCTTTCTTCTATCGTATTTAAACTTTTTTGACATTGATTCGAACCATGATGAAAAAGGTTTATACCCCTGATCCATGTACTCGTTATATTTTTCAATATCGAAATCATACATAACAACTTCGTCATCATTATATTGTTCTCTATTTAACATATAATGAACAATATCACTACATTTGACCCATCTTAAATCTTTGGTATATCGAGGATCCTTAAACCAACGTAAATCAGTAATATGGAAATCGTTTAAACCTCTAATCGCTTGATCATATACACCATAGTAAATCGGATCAAAACCATTTGGTGTTGAGATTAATATAATTTTACCACCTGTAGACAATGACGCCATAGATGCCGCCCAAAAGTCTTCTCCGGCTTCAATATACGCAGCCTCATCAAATACAAGTATAGTCGGAGTATAACCACGAAGAGCATCCGCAGATGTTGCAACTGCTTTAACTTCACAACCATTGTTTAATCTAAATCTACTCTCAGAGTTTTTGTCAGGATGAAATCCCACATTAATCCATTCGGGCCATTGATCTAAAAACGCTCTAACTTTGTTAGCCATTTCAATTGCGGTATCTCTTTTGTTCGCAATAATCAACACTCTTTCAGGATTTTCAGGTTTAGCTGTTTGTAAAATTTTTGAAATCCATGCAGCTGTTACTGTTGAGACACCAGCCTGTCTATATTTTCTTGTAATATTTTCGTTATACTTTTCATAGTCCTGAATCAATTGAATTTGATCAGGAAACAATTCTAATGGTACGAATTTTTTTTGTGTATTATCGTAAGTTTGTAAATAAGTTCTAAGAGCATAAGGAGCATCTTTAATTATTTTTGCGTACTCTTTTATTTGTTCTATTCTTGTATTCATATATAATAAATAGAAAAAAGGTGGTAAAAACCACCTTTTTATTATTCTTCATCATCGGGTCTTCGTATTCCAAGACTTCCTAAGAAATCATCGAGATCATCATCTTCTGTCTCGTCCGATATATCATTTAATGTTTGATCAAATTGATCCATAGTTTCACTATAATCATAATCATTTATTTCTTGTTCAATTGCTCTATATAGTAAATTCATTAGTTGTCCACCTCTTTCTGATTCCGATAACACTTCTTTCATAAAAACTAAAAACTCTTTAGCGGGTTTTTGAATTATATGTGAAAAAAGTATTAATTGCATTCTGTATTTATCCTCATCAACTAAAATTTCTTCAGGAAAACGATTTCTAACTTTTTCCCAAATAGCGGGACCTAAACGTAAGTCCCACATTTCTTTTTCTAACGTATCCTCGGATTGTTCAACATCACTGAAATCCATTTCATTACCTTCTTCATCTTGTGGTCTTCCTTTTATTGATATAACTTCCATTATACCTTTTATCAATTCATGAACTAATATTGGAAAATTTACCGCTCTTGCAATAATTGTAGGAGGTTCAGTATTTCTATCGACAGATTCCTTTCCCCCAACACTTGCGGGACCTCCGCCACCTCCCATCATCATTTTCATTTGATCGTCACTTAATTGCCAATATAATGTATCATTTACTGACATTAATATACCATATAAATTCACCAAATCTTCCGTTCCTGTAATTTCTCTAATCTTTTCTGAAACCATATGATACATGTAGTGTCCTTTTTTTGATGCACCTTGTATCATAGAATTTATTAGTCTTCTTTTAGCCTTTTCCAAATCCAAAGTTTCTAAGTCATCAAATAAATCTTTTTCAATTTCAACCTCATCAATATTTTGATCATCACCCATTTCTCTATTAAAATCATCAGTACTAATTTCTCCCATCCCAACTATTTTCGCGTCGAAAATAAAATCTTCATCACTTAAACCCATTTCTTTTTTTACTAATTCGACTGCTAAATTTTGTAACTGTTGTCTATACCTACCTTCAATGTTAACAATTCTATTATGGGAATCCATCATCATCATAGTGAGAGGATTCATACTACCTTGTACTGTTGATTGGTTACCCAATCTGGTGTATTGTCTTACTTTATTTACAACTTCTTTATACCTTGTCGATGCTAATATTTCTTGGAAATTTTTATTAGGTTCTTCGCCTGTTTTTGGTAAAGGTATTTTTTTTAAAGGTGTATCACCTGTAGAAAGTTTTCTTTCTATATCACTGTGAGGTCTATCCCCCGTTTCATAATCCATCGCCATTTCATTAATGATAGACAAAAATTTTTTCTTAGTCAATTTCATTACTTATTTTCTTTTAATGCTTTTGGTTTAGGGTTTTGTCCAGGACCTGGTTGAAATGGTGTTTTTCTTGGATCTTTTTTTGGTGGTTGTTTTGTACCCGGATCTTTAGTTGGCGTTTTTGTTGGTGATGGTTTTTCTTTAGGTTCTGCTGCCGACACAATAGAATCATATGTCATAAATTCAGGAATACCATTGTGACCTTTTTTTACGTTAGACCCAACTTCAACATCTGAAGTTTTAGATTGTATTAATTCCATAATTTCACCTTTTGATGTAAAACTATGGAAATTGTTTTCCGCTAAAGTTTTAACCCAATTTTTTATTTCAAAATTTTCTTTTTTAATTTCTTTCTTACTAACGTCTTTACCTTTTTTATCACTTTTAATTACTTCTTTTTTCTTTTCTTTTGATAATCCAATTGAAGATTTTTCTTCTTTAGTATCTTCTTTTTTTAATTTACTTTTCTTTTTTGAAGAATCTTTAGAAATTTTGTTTTTTTCTTCTTTAGTTACTTCAACATGACCTTTTGCTTTCATATCTGCAACTGCCTTTGGGTTATTTATAAGATTATTTACTTCAGCGGCGTCATCTGCATTATTCATACTCAAAACTCTAACTTGTTTTGTGGTTGCTTCACCAATAATCCTTTCATATAAATGAACTAATTGTTTATCATTAAATTTAACTAAAGTCTTGTCTGAAAATCCTTCTTTCAAAAGACTATTAACTATTTGTTCTCTTTTCATATATTTTTAAATTTTATTTCTTCCTTTAGTAAATGATAATTTCTTAATTTCAGTTTTTTTGTAACTGATTCAACAGTTTCACCAAACCTGAAAAAGATTCTGTCGTTATCAGAATCAAAATCAAATTTCTCCCATGCGAGAGATATGACACCATCAGCGGCGTCTATAACACCAAAATAATCCGAATTTTGTATTAATTCAAGTTGTAAATCACTATCTTTCAGTAGTCCAACCATATCGATAAATTCGATACTTGGGGATTTAGATGATAATGTTGCTGATGCGGGAATTGTGTACCACTCTTCTATGTCAAGCTCAGTCGATTCACTAAAAATAAATTCGTACTGTTTTTGACCTTTGTAATCTGAACCGATTTCATTGACATAGATAAGATTCATTTTAATTGAAATATTTGCTCAATCTTTCGCTAATTGCTTGATTTATATCATTTTTAATTTCATCTAAATCCAATTCTCTAATTTCATCCTCTTCTTCTTTTACTTTAGATAAATCGGCATATGTAGAAAGATTTATTTCATCAGTTTCAACAGGTGTGTCTATAAACTCTTCTAACGCTTTCATAGAATCATATTCACCTAATTCTTCTTCACTTGATGGTTCTTCAGCTGGTATTTCTTCACTTGGTGGTTCTTCATCTGAAGTTTCTTCACCACCTTCCATACCTTCTTCTTCACGTTCGAATTTTTTTGCGATTTCCTCTAAATCTTCAAAATCTAATTTATCCAAATCAACTGCAGATATGATCATGTTAAGTACATATTTAATATCATCACTTTCCATTCTATCTTGTTGATCTCTAAGTTCTTGACCAAGTTTACCCGCAAATTTTTGAACTTCAGCCATGTATGATGATCTTTTACCACCTTCTTCGCCTGCACCCATATCTTTTGGTTCACCACTCTCATCGCCAGATGGAGGGGGAACGTCACTACCCATATCACCAGATGGAGGAGGAACGTCACCACTTTCATCTCCTAATGGTGCAGGAGGTGGAGGAGGTGGAGGTGCATCTAAAGATGGTTCAGACATTGGAGACTCTTCTTGAGGTTTGTTTTGTTTTAAAACATATTTTGTCGCCTCTTGTAATTCTTCCTGACCTTTTAATAGTTCTAATCTTTTTAGTGCTTCAGAATATGAAGAAAATCTATTTTTGTTCTTCATAAAGATTCCGCCTATATAATCAAGCGATGATTCATTCAATCCTCTTTTAACGTAATATCCATCTTTTTCTTTAACAATACCAAAAATACCACCGGTAGTTGATTCTTTAACTAACTCAGCTTTCTTTGTATTTTGATTATTCTTATTTTCTTTGTAGTAAGTTAATTCGAGGATTCTTTTCAATTTATCATCACTGTTTAACTTTTCACTACCTAAAGGTTTTAAATCTGCCATTTTTGTAATATTAAGATTTTGTTATTCTTATCCTATAAATACATAGATATGTTAAAAAAAATATGGGTATTTATTGTGTTAAGGACAATTTTTTATTTATTATGTCGGATTTTAAATCCAATATTTTACCAATATATCCGTTTCTTCTAAGTAATTTAAATGTTAAATTTTCATATGAATATTCACCACCTTTTTCTAAACCACTTTGTCTAAATGATTTAATTTTTTTATAAAGATTTTTTGTTTCTTTTGAAACGTCTTTATTTGAATTGAATTTTGAGACTAAGTCGTCTATTTGTTTCTCGTATTCGTCACCTTTTTGTAGAATTTTACTATCGTCAATCTTAGGGTCCATTTTTTCGGGAACAACAACCCATTTATTATTTAAAACAGAGTACACACCCGAAGATATGTGTTCTTGATGTATGTCCTGAACATACATCTCAACTTCAAACCCTTTTATTTTTATGTCTTGTTTTGATTTCCAAACTTTTTCTTTTGAATCAAAAAAATCGTCGATTATTTTGTGAAAAACTACCGAATCTTTTGTTTCAGATTCATCAAATTCATCTTTATCAATTAATATATGGATATCAACGTCAGAAAATTCTGACCAATTGTAATTAGCTAAAGACCCTGTAAATAATACATCGTGAACAAAGAAATCAATGTCAATAAAATCAAGATATTGTTCTACAATTTTCAGTATACCTTTTCTAATATCTTCTTTAAGTTTATAATCCTCTCCGATTCTATCGAATATTTTATTACAGAGGGTATCTTTTCCCTTAAAAGATTTTAAAATCTTTTTGTTAAACTCTTTGTCTTCTATTAATTCTTCAAATAAACTCATTGTATTTTTGTGTAACTATATTTTTTAATGTTCTCGTTAAAGAACTTTCCCTGAGACTCCGCCATTCTAAATTTAGTAAACATAGTCCAAGGAACTTTATTATACTCATAAATACTTCCATTATTGAATGTCACCTGTAATGTTTCTGATTCCGTATCATATGACGCAGATTTGAGGTTGCTTGACTTAATTTCGATAAAAATTACTTTTCCTTCAATTTTTTCAGTTAATATTCCCATGATCTTTTTTTTAAAAATATAATAAAAAAACACGATAAAAAAAATCCCCCAACTTATGGGGGATTTTTCTAATTTAAGGAAACTAACCTTTCTAATGACTTCTTTTTATCAATGGGTAATGTTAGAATTAACACACCATTTTCAACTTTTCCTTCTATGTCCTTTTCTTTAACATCTTCGGGAATGTAGTAAGACTTGATAAAATTATTAACAAAATAATGGTCATCAGTCTTTTCATTTTTTTCAAATGAAATTTTTAAAATACCATCTTTTGTTGTAATTTTAAGGTCTTCTTTGGTTAAACCTGGTACACTTATAAAAAGTTTATAGTCATTGTCTGACTTTTTTAAATTTGTTTGAGGTGCAGACAAAAACCTCGAGGTTTCAAAAACCTTGTCAAAGGTTTCAAAAAACGGGTCTTTAAATAATGTAATCATAGTTATTAATTTTTTTATAAAAAATACAAACTATGTACCAAAAAGATTAGATTGACATTATGACATTAAATTTTAAAATAATATGACATAATGTCTATCATTTGTTTTTAAGAATGATTTTTATTATATTTGTTTAATAACTATAAAATTATAAACATGGCGGTAGATTTTTTTGAAGAAGGACAAACAACCAACCCTAAAAAAATTAGAAAAGGGTCAAATACACCTATTCTTGATAATTTTTCAAGAGATTTAACTCGACTTGCAGAGGAAGGTAAAATCGATCCTGTTGTCGGGAGAGATAAAGAAGTAAAAAGAATTGCTCAAATTCTTTCACGCAAGAAAAAAAATAATGCAGTGATAGTTGGAGATGCGGGTGTTGGTAAATCTGCACTTGTAGAAAAACTTGCATTGATGATTAATAAAGGAGATTGTCCGAGTAATTTAATTGATAAAAGGATCGTATCATTAGATTTAACCTCTTTAGTTGCCGGTACAAAATATAGAGGTCAATTTGAAGAAAGAATAAAAGCAATTTTAAATGAATTACAAGAAGTTACAAACGTTGTAGTTTTCATCGATGAACTACATACTATGGTAGGTGCAGGAAACGCAAGTGGATCAATGGATGCGGCCAATATTTTGAAACCCGCACTTGCAAGGGGCGAATTACAATGTATTGGTGCGACAACGTTTGATGAATATAAAAAACATTTAGAAAAGGATTCGGCACTTGTTAGAAGATTTCAGAAAATTATTTTAAAAGAACCCAATCAATTAGAAACAATCAACATTTTAAATAATTTAATCGGTTCGTATCAAGATTTTCATAAAGTAAAATACGAAGACGGTGTCATTGAAACTATTGTTAAGTTATGTGCTCGATATATTACTGATCGACAATTTCCTGATAAGGCAATCGATGTCTTAGATGAACTCGGTTCAGAAAAAAGAGTCTCGTCTAAAGTACCTGATATTATTGAAAAATTAAAAAAAGATTCGGAGGAATTAAAAGAAAAAAAATTTCAAGTTGTTAAATCTCAAAATTACGAACAAGCGGCAAAATTACGAGATGAAGAAAGAAAAATATTACTAAGACTTGATGAAGAAAAACAAAAATGGTTAGATAAATTAAAAGATAATAAAACACCAATAACCATTGATGATGTTTATGAAATTATTTCAAACATAACAGGTGTACCCATTTCTAAATTAGATAAAAAAGAGACTGATAAGTTACTTAAAATGGAAGATATTCTCTCATCTAAAGTAATTGGTCAAACGGAAGCAATTTTAACAATATCTAAAGCGGTTAGAAGGAATCGTGTTGGTATTAAGGACGCAAATAAACCAATTGGATCATTCATTTTCTTAGGATCCACGGGTGTTGGTAAAACATTCTTAGCCAAATCAATTGCGGAATTACTTTTTGGTGATCCTGAAAAAATTATTCGTGTTGACATGAGTGAATTCATGGAAAAACATAATGTGTCTAAATTAATTGGTTCTCCTCCAGGATATGTTGGTTATGATGAGGGTGGTCAATTAACAGAAAAAATTAAGAATAATCCATTCTCTGTTGTATTGTTTGATGAAATTGAAAAGGCACATAAAGACGTTTTTAATATCCTACTTCAAATTTTAGATGAAGGACATTTAACTGATTCATTCGGAAGAAAGGTAAACTTTACTAACACAATTATTATCATGACATCAAATGTTGGTGCAAAAAAAGTTTCGGATTTTGGTGGAGGTGTTGGATTCGCAACATCGTCGTCTGAACAACAAAAATATGAGGTAAAAAAATCAATTATACAAAAGGCTTTAAAACAACAATTCAATCCTGAATTTTTAAATCGAATTGATGATATTATTTTATTCAATTCATTAAATGAAGAATCACTTAAAAAAATTATTGAGATCGAGATTGAAAAATTATCAAAAAGACTAAAAGAAAAAAACTATACTGTAAATTTTGATAAATCTGTGATCAATAAAATATACGAACTAAACTCACAAGAAGAGTATGGTGCAAGACCCTTGAAAAGATTGATTCAAAATTTATGTGAAGATTTTTTAAGTGAGGAAATTTTAAGGGGAAACATAGTAGAAAATGATCCAATAACCTTGAAATATAAAACGGATAAATTAGTAATTCACAAAAAAAGTTTATAAATATTTGTTTTTTTTAAAAATTATATATATTTATATTCTTGTAGGTTCTCTTTGTCGATAACCTCTTCGTTTTTTTCTAAAAGTAAGTGGAGTTGAATCCACCGAAAGACCTTGAAACCCCGACAACTTGTTGGGGTTTTTTATTTTCAATAATTTTATGTATATTAGTCCTATGAGAAAATATGCTTTTATTATGACAATCATTGCAACAATTGCAATGGTGTCCTGTGGTAGCGGGTCAACCACAACAGAAACAACTGACTCTACTGCGGTTCAAGTTGATTCATTGGCGGTTAGTGCAAATGATTCAACTGTTTCACAAATCCCAACTGAAAAAGTTGAGAAATCTGAGACTGAATCGGCGAAGTAAAACTAATGAACCGGATTTTTCCGGTTCATTTTTCTATTTATATTAAATTAGTGAATATGGAATACATCGGAGAATTAATTTTATTAAGAGGACTACCGGGTAGCGGCAAAAGTACTCTTGGTGAAATTATATTATATACACGTGGATCGGATAACACAAATGCGGTATTGTCTGCTGATGATTATTTTATTGACGTTAATGGTAATTATAATTTTGATTACACAAAATTAAAAGAGGCTCACAATGATTGTGTATTAAGATGTGTTGAAAGAATGAAAAATCAAATCGTTAAAATTGTTGTGGCTAACACATTTACACAAGAATGGGAAATGGAAAAGTATTTTGAAATTGCAGAAAGATACAAATATAGAGTTCATAGTTTAATTGTTGAAAATAGACATGGTAGTGAAAATATACATAGTGTACCAAAAGATAAACTTCAACAAATGAAGGAGAGATTTCAAATCAAACTCTAATGAGTAAGTTTTTCGTTTCCTACGCATATCCGAAAAAAGAAAAAAAGAAAAGATTATTTAGTGTTATCAATATTAGAAAAATATTATCAAAATGGTTTGGTTTTAAAACAAACTCATCCGACTCTTGATCTATCTATATGGAACTATTCCCCAAAAGTTCAGTACGAAAAATTATGGGATGATGTCACTAAAATTTGTAGAGGTTTAGTTACAAACTCCGAAGGAAAAATAATCGCAAGACCATTTAAAAAATTTTTTAATTACGAAGAACATTCTGTGAATGAAATTCCAAATGAATCATTTGAAGTTTTCGAAAAAATGGACGGTTCATTAGGAGTTGTTTTTTATTATCACGGAGAATGGCACATGGCAACAAGAGGATCATTTATCTCCAATCAATCTCTTGTTGGTCTCAAAATGTTAAAAGAACTTTCGATTTTAAAAAATTATCCATCAACGGGTTTAAATCGTAATTGGACTTATCTATTTGAAATAATATATAAAGAAAACAGAATCGTTTGTGATTACGATTTTGAAGGTTTGGTTTTACTTGGTGCATATGAAACAGAATCAGGTAATGAAATTGATTTTGATATATTAAAACATAAAGTAGGTCTTTTTAATGATGTTAGAATAGTTAGAAAATATAATGGTATTAATGATTTCAAAAAATTAAAAGAAACGATTGCCGATGATCGAGAAGGTTATGTTATTCGTTTTAAAAACGGATTTAGAATAAAAATAAAAGGTGAAGAATATATTCGTTTACATAGAATATTAACAAATATATCCAGTAGAGATATTTGGGAACACCTTAAAGATGGAAAATCCTTAGATGAAATTCTTGATAAGGTTCCCGATGAATTTTATAATTGGGTTAAAGAAACTAAAAATAACTTAAATGATGAATTCACAAAAATTGAAAATGAATATAAATGGATTTACAAGATTATTACAAGATCATCAAATTCAACAGAAAGAAAAGTTTTTGCAGAATATGCATTGAAATATAAACATTCATCTATATTATTTTCAATGTATAATAAAAAAGATTATAAAAAAATAATTTGGAAACTATTATATCCAAGTTACACAAAACCATTTAAAAATGATAAAGAAAATTAACGTTTACTTAGATGATGTAAGAACACCAACTGAAGGTGATTGGGAAGTTGTTAGAAATTATGATGAATTTGTTTCAATAATAAATTTACGTGGGTTAGAAAATATCGAAACGATATCCTTAGATCATGACTTGGGTGAAGGGGCAATGATTGAATATTATACAAATGTAAAAAATAATTTTACCTTAGATTATAATAATATACAAGAAAAAACTGGATACGATTGTTGTAAATTTTTGATTGATTTAAGTATGAATAAAAATATCCTACTGCCTCAAGTCTATGTTCATTCCGCAAACCCGATCGGTAGTGCAAATATGATGGGTTATATTAATAATTATTTAATGAATTGTCGACTTCCCCAAACATGTGTTAGAGTACAAATTCCACATACAATTGATGAAAGTCACCAAATTCCACCTGAGGCCAGAAAGGCAAAATGGGATAGAAGTAAAAAATAATTTTTTTATTTTATAAATTTTTATATTTTTGTTTTACACTTATTAAACTAAAAAACATGCCATCTAAACAAAACGAATTTTACAAAAGATTAGTCTTTAAAGGAAAATACAACGAGTTCAAAGACTTTTATGATGAGAACAAAGAAATGATTTATAAATCCATAATTGAAGTTTTTCAAGGGTTTAAAAATACAAGAAAAAAAAGTTTATCGTTGTATATATCGGCTAAAATTAAAGGATTGGAATGGGATACTGAATTCAACTTTAAAAAAGATGAATGTATTATTTTAAAAAGAGATCTAATGCCATATTTTGAACAAACGGAAGATTATGAAACTTGTTCTGAAATAATTTCTTTACATAAAGACTTGACAAATTAAAATATTTTGTCTATAATTTAATTGTATCGAGAGGTACATTTATTGTTTTTTGTCAACCCCCCGATGTTTTTACATCGGGGTTTTTTTATAGTATCATTCTACTTCCAATTAAAACATTATGTAAGATTGGTGAATTCGGCATAGTGTTTACACTTAATTTATAATTTAAACTTAAACCAAATCTTTTACTTAGTTTATAATCTATGGATGATCCCAATAAAAAACCAAGATTTCTATTAACCGAAGACTTTTTTGTTTGAGTATTGTAACTAATTGGTGATGTCATAATAAAAACCTGAGGTGACAATGTAATTTTTTTACTGTAAGAATATGGTTTTGTCCAAAATCCAACCGCAGATGTTACAACATTATAATCGAATCCTGTGTTTGTTGTATTTCTCAAAACTAAATTTATTGCACCTAAATTATAACCATATGTTCCATACTTAGGATTTGGTCTTACGTAAGTATAAGATAATAAGTTCATAAAATTACCATCCAAATAGGCAAATGTAGTTCCATATGAATGTATAGCCTTTAGTGTTCCTTCTTCAAATTCCATTTTTGTGTATCCTCCACTTAGTGCGAATTGTTTTAAATTACTCCATATCATGGCATTTGCTGAAAATGTTTCATCTCCAGCCATACTCGCTCTACTCCAACCCAATCCAACAATCATGTTTAATCTTTTGTCAGGATTTTGTGCTGCGGTCAAATCGGAGGCAAACATCATTGGATTTAAATTTCCATTTTTCTTTTTCTCCTCCTTTTTTTCTTCTTTTTTTTCTTCTTTTTTTTCTTCTTTTTTTTCTTCTTTAGATTCTTCTTTTTTAGATTCCTCTTTCTTTTCCTCACTTTTACTTTCTGATTTAGATTCCTCTTTTGATTCAGATTTAGTTTCTGATTTTGACTCAGATTTAGTTTCTGTTTTGGTTTCGGTTTTACTTTCCGAAGAAGATGATGACGAATTGCTACTTTGTGAGGAAGATGATGTGTTGTTACTTGTTGATGGTGGTGTTGAAGAAGATGTAGATACGGATGATGATGCCGCTGATGATGCAGAACTACTTGCAGCAGAGCTTGCCGATGAACTCGCTGCGGTACTTGCTGCTGTTGATGCAGCTTGAGACGCCGCTTGAGATACTGTATTTTGAACGGTTTGTTGTACTACTTGACTTGTTGGGCAGGCCATTGAGGAATATTGTGCAAAAACTGTATTCAACCATGTTTGAACTGTACCATTCGCAACCTCAATCGGAGTAAAAGTTCTGACTTGATTATAAAAAGAAACTACCGCATTACCATTTACATACGTCGTTGTCACCGTTTTAACTTCTCCTGTACACTTATCTACATATGTTTGTGTATAAGTTTGTCCATTTACTTTATAAACGAACAATAATATTAATATACTTATTAAACATTTTTTCATTTATTAAAAATTCAAACCAAATCCAAATTGAGTATAATTTCTAATAGGATCAGTATCTATTTTAAGTGTCAAATTTTTTACATCTCTCATAATACCAACCTTTGCGGTAACAAAGTTTGAATTATATTTTGGAAAAGTGATTTCACCAATCGCATCTTTCCCTCTCCATCTAACAATTTCATTTCCAAATCCAATCATTGCATGAAATCCAGTTCTTTTGAATCTTTTACCACCACCAAGGTAGATTGTTTTTTCTTTAATTAAATCATTAATTAATGGAAAGTCAACTTGTGTAATTCTACCATATGGAAAAAAAGTTGATCGGTCTGGTTGATATGTCGAAACAAAATCTACCATAAAATAGTTTTTTCCGCCAACGGCAAATGATGCACCAATTTGGTTATTAGTTGTTTTATGTAAACCAAAATTTATTATTGGTTTTTTACCTCTAATAGTATCTCTCTTACCATTTTCGTAAACATAAATTCTTTGTGGTTGACGATACCCCCAATCATTCCAATACCAAGACGGTTGCCAAAAGTTCCAACCAAATCCAGGTGCTCCCCACATATCCCATCTATTCCACCCCCATCCAAATCCACCAACCCACGGGTCTCTTACAATGATATTAGAACCTGGTCTTGTTCTTACAGGTCTATCATACCCTCTTGATGGTGGTTGACTTCTCCAATCACTAACATCATTTCTTTGTGGAATTGATTGTTGTACGGATGGAGTACTTCTTTGTGGTGATGATTGTTGTTGAGGTGGGTTACTTCTCCAAGATGAAACTTGTGAAAATGTTATCACAGGAATTAACAATAATAATATTAATGACTTCTTCATAATTAAAGTGTTTTATAACATATAAATATTAAAAAGGGGGTTATAAACCCCCCCTTATTATATTTTAATTAATATGTTGTTTTTGTTATTTTGGGAAAACACCCTTTTTTACTAATTTATCTAATATGTTTGCACATGCAACATCTAATGCTTTTTTTGTTGCAATTGATATTGTTGATTGATTGAACTTAATTGGATCAACAGATGCGTCTGAAACCAAAGTTAATTCTCTTGTAGTTTTCGATTCACCTAACCCTGAAGCGGCAATTATAGCACCCGTTTCGGCATTCGTAAATCTAACTTGAAGACCCAAACGAGTCACCATATTATCTTTAATACCATTTTTTAAATTGATGGTTTCATCTTCGGATACTGAGTAATCATAAACTTCAATCTCAACAAAATAATTTGCCAATTTAATTTTTCCTCTACCTTCTATTTTATTTTCAGATATACCGGCATTTGATGCTTTGAACTGTTGAACCATTCTGTTTTTTATTTCCGTTTTATCTTCGGTAAATTCAAAACGATTAAGGTTATCCAAATATTCTAATACAATATTTGCAACACCCAAACCAACTCTTTTCTCTTTTAATTCAGGGTACATATCATATACCTCTTCACCAATACCACATTTCAATATTTGAATATTCTTTTTGGGACCTTCGTAGTCTAAAAATGCTGAAATATCTTTTTTCTTTTCAAATTCTGCTTTATATTCTTCTGTTTTTGTAACACCTATCGTTTGTGCATTAAGTGAGTTGCTTAAAACAAAAATTAATAACAAACTTAAAACTAAAACTAATTTTTTCATATTCTTTATTTTATAAATATAATAAAAGAGGGAGTCAAACTCCCTCTTTTAATTAACCTTCGACTTCTTCATCTTTTTTATTGTGTTTGTTGTTTATATACTTGTCCACCGAGGCAATACCGAAGGCACCAAGTGTAATAACCAAGAAACCATCAAAGATAAATTCGTTAATAAGTAATTCTTTACCTAACCAACCTGTTACGAGGTCAACTACTAAAGCTAATACCATACAAACGAATGATGCAAAACCGACTACCGATTTTTCGTTGATTGTGTTGTTGTCGTTAAATAATTCTTTAAAAAATCCCATAATTTGTGTTTTGTGTTTTGTGTTTTGTTTATGATTTAACCCTCTATATGGTCATCAGGGTCAGGATCCTTAATTTTTCCACACTTCAGACATTCTAAATCACCGTCACCATCTGAGTCACCCCAAATATGTTCACATTGTCTATGCGCGAAATACATATCAATTTTACCATCACCATCAAAGTCAATACCATCCATTTGTCCATCACCATCTTCATCCACTTCAACGCCTGTTCTACCTGTCTTTGGAGTTGTTACGGCATCGGTAATTTGTGTTTCAACTACAGTTTCTTTTGGTTTATTAACTTCAATCATATTAATTTCATGTGCATGATTTGCAGCTTGAACAAATGCATCGGGTATTAATGGTGTAACAGGTTTATCACTTTCTTTCATATCATTTGTGTTTGAAAGAGAAACCCCATCCTCTTCGTCCATTTTTTGAACTAACATCTTATCCTTATCAGTATCACTAAACCAATAGTCAATGATTTTACCATAGGAACCGATGAAAGCACCTAATAAAAGAAGTAATAATTCTTTCCACTCACCACCAATCTCATTCTTACCTATAATAGCTGCGAAAATACCCCCCATTATTAACATAAACCCCCCAAGAACGATAGCTGTGATAAACCATCTTCTTTTCATCATAGAGTTTAATAATTCTTTAAAACCTGTTGGTTGTTGATTGTTTTCCATCATTATATAAAAATTTTACCACTCAGCTGGTTTTTCTTTAAACTCATCACCGTCTTTTTTCTTAACAGGTGCGGGTTTTTCTTTTATTGTTTCTTTTTCTTTGATTACAACCGTTTTACCGCCGGCACCTCCAGCCGCTTGTTGCTGTTGATTTGAGTTTGTAATATTAATTACTGGTGCCGCTTGCTGTACTGGAGTAGCTTCTTTGTCTCCACCTCCAAATAATGTGGTGACCCATACACCACCTGCGGTTACTACGGTACCGGCTACTCCGACAATGGTCTTCTTTAATCCTGACCATGTACCATCATTTGTGCTTTCTACTTCTTCTGACATAATTTGTGTTTTTGTGTTTATAGTTTATTAAAATCGGTTATTCCTAATTCTTTATCGTTTTGATCATATAATCCTATTCTATATGCGGAGGACGGTAAAGCATTGGTATATACTTTAAGTATATTGTCTCCAACCTTTACGTTCACAGTTTCTTTAGAAATCACTTTGTTACCAATATTAAAAATCTTTATAGTTACTGTTTGGGCGACGTCACTTTTTACGTTCATTGCCACTTCTGATGTAACAAAAGGAGTCTCTAATTTTATACCAACCTTGGAGGTTATTTCTAAAGCGTTTGGTGTTGGTGGTAGAGGAGGTTCAACGAATGGAGTTTTTCTACATCCGAGAATAAATACGGCCGCGATTAATGTAATAATTAATTTTTTCATTGTTTTTTGTTTAGTTTAATATTAATAACGTTCTACCTATTTGGACATTATTAACATCCTCTAAGGATAAATATAAATATCTAATAGGCAACGATTTTGTATATATATTCAAAGTATTTTGTCCGATTTTTCCGGCAATTCTTTCTCTTGTAATTACCTGTTGTCCGACAGAATCAAAAAGAGTCATCGTGTGTATTCCTTCTGTCTTTAAATCAAAATTTAATTCATCTCCATTAGATACCTTGAGTTCTTTTACAGAAAACACGTCCACTTTTCCAATAGAAGAAATTGGCTCGGGTAAATTTGTTTTTCTACATCCTGATATAAAAATCAAAAAACATAATAATACAATTCTCATTCTATTCTAATTTTAATGCTACCGCCCATTTTGGTAACCGCCTCATTTGTTGCGATTGACACCAACCCGAGCGAATTTGTTATTTTTTTATTCAACTTAAAAGATAATTTGTATTCTGTGGTATTATCTAAAATCCCCCCACTCATATTCAACGACCCTAAATTTATATTATCACCTCTATCATTACCAAAGTTTATCGGTGATCCGGCTGTTTTAAATTGTGTTCCACTATATTTTAAAATTGAGTTATCGTAATTGATTCTAAATTGTGTTCCAACAATATCATTTGTATTTGGATTAAACTTTACTATGACAACCAAACTATCACCGATAATTTCAGATATTACATAAGCACTTGGTTCGGAAGAATTTTTTGATATACTGTTTGACATAGAAGTAATTGAATTTATCTGATTGGCAACACCATTCGTAACAGTTTGAGATGGTGAATGAGACATATTCACATCTCCTTTCCAAAAGGCGTTCAATGTGAAGGCGTTTAACAACTGAGTTGAGCTCAGTGTCAAGTTACTATAACTGTCTGAAGTTGCATTTGGATATGACATCCAATTACTTTTTGTTACCGCATCGTAATCAGATTTTGGTAACAATTTAATAAAAGATTGTAAATTATTTGTTGTTAATAATGATTCTTGACCTAATAAATGTCTTAATAATTTAAAACAATCTGCTTCATTAAATTGGCCATTTTCATCTACATCTGCGTTCATAAATTGTATACCTGAAGTGAAATAGTTACTTGTATTTCCGAATATTCCACCGTCTGCAAATTCTTTAAAAGCAAGATATACATCCGATACCGTCACTATTCTATCTAACATTGAAGTTATAGTATCTGCTATTGGATTTTGGAATTGTACCATTTGCGGTTTATACACCATTTGATTTGAAAAACTTATTGTTGATGTGAAAGCATAATCAGTATTCCAACCATTTACATTTCGGATATTCGAATTGTATATTGATGTTCCATCAGTTACTTTTGTAAGTGGTGATGGAACTCTATATTGTGCCCACGCAGCATCGCTACTTAAATATGTCACAGGCCCATCATATGTATCTAATATTTTTGCACGCGATATTGTTGATGGAACTGTATTGCCAAATGTTCTCATATCAATTAAAAGCCGACTATCACCATTTAACCAACTTGCATTTGGATTGGTATACGAATATTCGACTTGACCAGAATTTATGTTTGCGGATATTCCACCAACAACTTTAATTGTATCTGAAAAAGAACTCATATCCACTCTACCAATATTATTTAATGATGTATAATTTTGTGAGAATGGTGTCCAAACATTATTAGATTGTGAATGTGTTCTTAATGCGAATCTACTTGCCGTAAGATTGTTAAAATTAAAAGTATATTGAACTCTAAACACATCTCCATTTGAATGTATTACACTATTAGAATAAAATTCAGTAAATGTTTGGTCATCAGGATTTGTCCATGTTCCATACTCAATTACATAAGGATTATTCCAATTGTTTGATAAATCGTTCCAACAAGCTGCACCATTCCATTTTGCTACTGCATAGTTTTCACTACCATTACTACCATTTGGTTCACCACCACACCAGTTGTTATATACACCTACTATGTTTCCGTTTAGTTGTCCATTTGCGGTTTTCATTACTGTCCCCTTTTCAGGCCCAGCATCAATTACCCATCTTCCATCCACAACTTCATCCGTTGCTGCAAACCATACATTCGTTGCAGGAACATTTACTCTAATAAATTCTTCTTCAGATGTGGAGGTTATTGTTACCAAATATCCCGACTGTCCTTTGAATGTACTTAATAAAGACCTTGCTCTTGCGTTTGTATATGTAGTTCTATCAGCGGTTGCGGTTAGTGGTTTATAAAAGTGTCCATTAACTCCGTTGTAAAAAAATCCAATTGGATTGATAGTTGCCGCAACTGATAATTGAACATTACCAACTACTGAACCTGTGTTTACTTTCAAAGATGCTAATGCTGTATTAACATTGGCGATTGTTCCCGTTACAACTAAACGAGTTTTATTACCATTTAAAGTAAATCCACTTGCTGCTGTTAAACCTGTTGTTGTGTTAAGATAAAATGTAGTACCAGATGGTGGATTGATTAAACTAATTGAAGCAAGTAATGTTTCAGTTGCGTTAAATCCACTTAATACAAATCCACTGGCATCCTGTCCAATGGTGTTTATGGCAAACGATTTGGGTTCAGGTGCCGTTACCGACTGCCCAAACCCAAAAGTTGTGATTATAGATAATAGAATTACAAATAATAATCTCATTATTCAACTACGAGTTCTATTTTGTTACCTAAAGCATCAACAGCATCGGCTAAAACGAAATAGAATAATCCCGCAGTATTCGCTAATGATACTTTTGGTGTAAAGATTAGTTTATATGGTGTTCCTGTTTTAATTCTGGCAGTCTTCAATTGGTCAATAGAACCAAATGTTAATCTACCATTATCATGTGTTGAGAAATTTGTTATTGTTGATCCCGCATCAAATATTACATTTTCTAAAGTAAGTTTAGTTGAGTCATAATTCATAATAACTTCTAAACCTGCTAAACCTTCTTTAGTTAATCCACCTGTTAATATAACTTTACCATTTTCTAATTTAGATACAACTGTTAATTTAGCTGTCTCCAAAGTTTTATCTTGATAACCAACTGACATAGTTTGTATACCACTTTCGGTTGAACCATTTTTAGAATTTGTAAACACACCACTTGATATACTTGAAGCAATTGCCGAAGTTGACGATGAATGTGACCAATCTAAGTCACCACCCCAAGCAAATACAGCATTTACTGTTTGAATTGGTGTTGTGATGTATACTCTATTTCTCGTTGTTCCATCTAACCAACTTTGATTTAATAAACCACTATACCATCTTACACTTGTTGAAGTTGAAGTTGGTATTAAAGCACTTGTTGAAACATTTATACCCATAACATGAGCAAAAAGAAAATATGCATCACTTTCATTAAAGTTATTATCATTAAGTGTAATATTTCCAATTCTTTTTTCTAAAACAGGATATTGAAAATATGTAGCATTACCACTTATATCTGTTTGTGTATGTCCTAAAAATGCTTTATACGCATCGGTTACTGTTATAACATTATTCATCCACGATTTTTGAAAAGCGGCACCAACGAATACACCTAAACTATCACCAACTCTTACACCTGAAGTAAAAATTGCTTCTCCACTGGCATCAAGTGGTCTTGTTTGTAATGGTTGTTGTGACCAATCAATATCACCACTACCATCGTTCTTTAATCTCATTAATTGAACTGAGTGATCTGTAATTGTATATCCTTGTGGAAATAAAACTTTAACTTTAAACTGAGAAGTATTACCAATAACGCCTGTTAAAGATAAATCGGTAACATCTGTATACACTGGTGATATATTTACTGAGGCATCGTTAATTGCGTACGACATATCAATTTTATGAATGTCAGTATATTCACCCAAATCTTTTACCACAAATTTTTGAGTTGCAATATCACCGTTTATTGATGCATCTGTTCTTTGAACAGTTAATTGACCCACATTCCAATCATTATTAATTGTGTAAGACCAAGGTGTTGCCAAATATTGTGCATATAATGAAGTGTCGGGAACATTTGATGAAGGAGTAAATTTGTAGTTCGCCCATTCAGTAAAATATGTTTGGGTTGAAGAACCTTGACTGAAAAAAGTACTATTAGGTACCATAGTCAAAGCCTTGTTATTATACTGATATCTCATCCAAAAATAACGAGGTGTTGTCGTCCCTCTTTCAACTGTATATTTTACAGTAATTGTGTCACCTACCCTATATCCAGAAGTTGGTGTTACAGTTTGGTTTACTCTTAATTGAGAAAAAGTAGTCGTAGTAATTGACAAAAATAAAAATAAATTAATTAGTTTTTTCATCTGTTAATAGTTTAGTTACAAGTTTATCGGCCGTTTTTTTCAAAGCGTTAGAAAGTGAAGTTTGATTAAACTTACCTCCTTGATCAACAATTAACGTTGACATAGAAATTTCAGAAGAAGATTCTTCTACTAAGACTTCTTTTTCTTTTTTACCATCTTTATAAAGAATACCCTTCATTCTAATAACGACCTCTTCTTCATTTTTGTGAAATACTGATACGTTTTTCTTTGTTGTTAAAACGTCAAAATAAACAATTTCTACTTTTAGTTTATTTGGTGCGTTAGGTGACAGTTCATATTCTTTATCTTGAAGGTACTCTTCTAATATATTCTTGACACCAAATTCTAAATTTCTATTACCCGCTAATTTTCCTATTTTAACTTTGTTTTCAACACTTTCAACCCATACGTGTTGGTCTTCTTCGTAATATATATTTGATGGGTCATTTTTGAATCTTCCATCAAACTTTACCGTAAAAGAATTTACTAAATTCCTAATAACATCGTCTTGTCCTGTTGCTTCTAAATAAACAAAATAAATTTGAGTAAGTAGTGCTAATGACACGAACGCCACAAAAAGGTATATCACCATGAATACCATTTTGTCTAACATTAAATTAGTGATTGATTTAATTTTTTGCATAAAAATCCTGTTTTAAGTGTCTCAGGATTTTTTGGGCATCAAAAAATCGAGAGATTCATTTATTGTTTTTTGTCTTCAATAAATATCTCTCAGTAAAGTAGTTGCCGGTATTTTGCCAAAATTATTTTGCCGAGCGAGATTCGTGTTTCAACCTGAGGTATAGAAAATTCAACTATTTCACGTATTTCATCTATATATATGTTATCCTCACCATACAATTTAGGATTTTCTGAAATATATACATATCTATGTTTGTCAAATATTTTTTTTATATTATTATAATCCTCTTTAAATGAATTTAACTCTTTTATCATACATTCCATGTGCAATAAATGAGGAGATAATTTTTTTTGAATAAAGGAATCATCAACTTTTTTTAGATATGATAATAAAACATATTGTTTATGTTCAAAATCTATCGGAGATTCTATGTACCATTGCAACGTAATTAAATCTTCCATAAAATTTCCTTTTTATATAAATATTTCTTATATTTTCAATATAAATTGATTTTTATGACTTTTAAACACCTTACTGACTTAGAAATCCAACAAATGACATTTGATTGGAGATATAGAGGTTTCACAATTCTTGAGTTACTAACAGAAGAAGAATGTGACGAAATAAATGATGAACTCGAACGTCTTAGAGAAAAACGTATGGGTACAATCACTGAAGACGGTAAACCATGGGGAGAGTGGGATCCATTTGCTTATCCACATAAGTTATCAGATAAACTTGAAAAACTTTTTGCTCACCCTAAATTAATTGAAGCGTGTGAGTTTTTAATGGAAGGTGAATTAATGGGAATGCAAAGCTGGGCATATTTCAAACCCCCTGGTCAATTAGGTAGAGATCAGCATCAAAACGCGTTTTACACAGGTTGTAAACATAATGAGATTATCAACACCGCATTAGCATTAGATAATCACGACGCCGCAAATGGTGCCGTTTGGAATTACGAAGGTTCCCACAGATTACCAACATTACCAATTGAAGTAGATGAAGAAAGAACAAAAACAAACCCAACATTTTGGAGAAATGAAAGAGGTAAACCTTGTGTGATGCCAGAAGGACATGATTTTAGAAAAGTTGAAGGTGTTTTGAAAAAAGGTCAATGTGTGTTGTTACATTCACACTGTGTACATGGTTCTGAACCCAACAATTCAAATAGAATGAGAAGAAACTTCTTGGGTGGATTCTTGAAAAAGGGTGCGTACTATAATCAAGGTTCACACATGAAAAGAGAACCAATTGATATGTATGAATTGAGAAAAAAACATTGGGGAGAATAATAATGCCAAAAATTTTTGTTTTCGGCGATAGTTTTAGTGAAGATTTTGAATTCTTTTCTAAACCTGAATTAAAAAATACATTTAGATACAAATATATTCATGATTTTTTGAACGGAAGAATTCCAAAATCATTTGGTAAAATAATTTCTGAAAAAATTAATTATGAATATATTAATAGGGCTGCAATCTATGGATTGGAGAATGAAGGAAATTGCAATGAATCACTTTTCAATAATTTTTGTTTATCGTCTCGTGAAATGAATAGTGGTGATATTGTATTTTATGGTTACACAGGATTACAAAGAATGAAATGGGCTCATCATAATAAACTAACTTCAGTTCTTCCCAATCAAATACCTGAAAGTATTTCTAAAGATGAAAAATTTGCAATTGAGCAAATTATGGTTAATAAAGATCAACCAGCATGGATGAAGGAATATGTTAATAAAGAAATATTATTAAGAGAATTTTGTAAATCAAAAAATGTTTTAATATTTTTTTGGTCCTGTGAAAATCAAATTTACAAATACCTGAAAGATTATGTTAGAAGTGAATCATCGTGGCTTTTAAATAATATAATCTATAATGATATTAATACTACAGACATTTATAATGTTTTAAATAAACTTGGGGGTAAAAGTATAAAACACGAAACAAACGGTGAAATTCCTGATGATCATTTTGGAGAATCGGCTCATCAAGTTTTGGCGGATTTATTTTATCAAGATATTATAGATAAAAATTATATCTAATACATTTTTTATTTTAAGAAAATTTTTATATTTTTGTATTGTTCTTTGAAATAATGAATTGCCTTGGTGGTGGAACTGGTAGACACGCAGGACTTAAAATCCTGTGAACCGAAAAAGTTCGTGCGGGTTCGATTCCCGCCTGAGGCACAACACTATCGTTCTTTGAAATAAAGGAGAAATAAACTATGGATATACTATCATTTATTTTAGGAATGTCCGTTGTGGTGGTTATCGCAGTTGCGGTAGTCGCTGTAATGGCCTTTGTTAGGGTAAAAAAACATAACAAAGATATTGAAGATATACGTCAATGTATGTCAAGAGATTATGAATATCAAAATAGAGAGCGTGATAATATTGTTCAAGACATATACAGAACATTAGATTCACGACTTGATAAACTTGAAAGTAGAATAATAAGCCGTAAGGTATAACAATTAAATAAAAACTTTCAAAGACGATAGTGTTAAATGGTCCCATAGTTAAACGGATATAACTACAGATTTCTAATCTGTTATTCGTGGTTCGATTCCACGTGGGACTACAATCGTTAATTTAAACGATAATTCAAATTATCGTTTAATCTTATGATGTCTCCTTAGCTCAGCGGTAGAGCATCTCGCTGTTAACGAGAGGGTCCGAGGTTCGAAACCTCGAGGGGACGCATAGGACCCTTAGCTCAGTTGGTTAGAGCAAATGACTCATAATCATTAGGTCCACGGTTCGAGCCCGTGAGGGTCCACAAAGGACTTTAATGAACGAAGTACAAGTTTGGAGTAGGTTAGTCCCACCTACAATCGCTCAGTTCGTCTAATGGTTAGGACGTGTCCCTTTCACGGACAAAATACGGGTTCGACTCCCGTACCGAGTACTATAAAAATTTTTATGAGTAAAGATCAAATGTATAATTTAATAATATCATTTATATTGTTTACAATTGGATCATTTGGTCATTGGTATATTATGTATTGGCAATTTAAAACACCTAATTGGATAAAAAGTCCGATTCCATATTTACTGTCTGTTGTTTGCACATTTTTGTGGATCGCAGCTTCTCACTATGGTGTCAAATCTTTTAATGGTGAAATGTGGAGTAACAGATTTTTATTTTTTGTTACAGGAATTCTTGTTGCATCTATATTATATCCGTATCATTTTAACCAACACTTTACAGTCAAAACTTTAACACAATTAATTTTGGCTTTACTTATAATAATCGTATCATTATTTTGGAAATAAAAAAATCAAGTTTATGTTATCTACTTATTATGTTATTTGTGTAATTTATTGTTTTTATCAATTGAGTAATCGTTATAGAAAAGATATGATGCCGGGAGGTTTGGGTGTCACACCTGCGATGGACGCAATTATGGTTATTATTTTAGGTTGGGTGTTGGCTCCTATTGACTTTTTTCTAACATGGGTTAGATTATATAAAGAAGCTGAAGAGGCAAGAAGGAGAGGAAATAAACAGATTTTAAATGAAGACGATGAAAAACTTTAAAACATTATATGGAATAAAAATTGATAATTTAATTGATTATATTAAGGACTACATAAAAGATAGAAATAATATTGAAATTTTGATAGGATCAGATTCACAATGTTTTAGAAATAATAAAACTGTTTATGGTGTTGTGATTGCATTATACACAGCAGGAAAGGGTGCTCATGTTTTATGTAAAAGAGAAAATGGTCCAATGGAATATAATACACAAAAAAGACTTTTAACTGAAGTTTGGAAATCTGTTGAAACCGCCGAATTCTTAAAAAATAATGGGTTACCTAAACCAACTTGGATTGATATTGATTTGAATCCAGATCCAAAATACAAATCCAACTCTGTCCTGAGACAGGCGGTAGGTTTGGTAGAAGGTATGGGATATAAAGTAAGATATAAACAATTAGGTGCAATGTCAACATATGCTGCAAATCATTTAGTTAGAATTTGATTTATTAAAATAAAAATCATATATTATTACTATAATTTAAAATTATGAAGTGTATAAAAAATAGTACTACAGGAAACATAATTCGCGTTGAAGATAAACAGGCATTTCAAATAGTCGGTAATACTTGGAAATATGTTTCTAAGGATGAGTGGAGAAAATATAAAACACCGCAAGTTGTTGAAACTCAACATGATATGGGTGGATCATATGAAGTAAAAAAAGAAAACAAAAAAAATTTAAAAAAAGTTAAGTAAAAATTTTGTTTTTGTAAAAAGTTATTGTATATTTGTAAAACAATCGGAAACGATAAGTTCTTTGAATCTAAAATATTGGCCGCCTATGGTCGATTAAAATAAACCATGAAAGTGGTATAAAGTGAATCTGAATTGGTTATTTAGGTTTGCGGTTTCCGAAAGGGAACTCGAGTAGGCAAGCGGGATATCGTCTGACCTTAAGTACTGAGGGTAACACTGTAGGGAACGTGGTTAGATGACCGAGCGATACCGGTCGTTTGGTTGAGGTGGGAACACCAATAAGAATAACTCGATAGAATTATTGTAAGAAGTGTAGTTATCCAACTACACAATTGCGAAATTCAATACAATGGGGATCTTAAAACCGAAAGGTATGTTCATGTACAGGTGGTGCTGTTATGATCCTTGATTTGAATCTACCAAGGTTCTTATCTTGAAGGAATCCAAAAGTATGGAGGCAGGGATGTCTCAGAGGGTAGTTTAGTATCGTGTCATCCAAAAGATGGCATGGCTGGTTGACGGACCACTACCTTCCAAATCGGTAACTAACTTTGTTAATTAAGGTTTAACAAACTCAAAATTAAACAAGGAAAAGTGTCCGTCAGTCGTTAGAGACAGGTGACTACATAGTCGTGAGGGGTTCACGGCCACAAAGGGTCCCAAACCCAATGTGAATTACAAGAAAGTTCTCTAATCCCGCAAGGATGAGTTGGGGTGGCAACCTCAAAGAGTAATCAGTATTGTGAGAGTATCTAATGACTTAAGGATTGGTTAATCTAATTGACCGTCACTGGTTGGTACAGTTCAAAAGACTGTGGATAAGAAAGGAAACAATAATCTTTCTAAAGTCAACTATTAAAACTTGTAATCTCAGAGTTTTGTTTTTTTTAGTTTAAAAAAACTAAATGGTGGATGAGACCTCACAAAGATATTAACCGTGCAGGCCCCTAAGTTAAGTCAGAAATTTTTTTCTGACTTTTTCTATTTATAGATATGTATGATCATATTACGATAATTGCGGATATACAGAATGAAAATTTTGACATTTTAAACAAGTATTTCGATTCATTAAATGATTCTAATTACATTGATAATGGAATAAGAAATTTTTTAATTTATGCTGACGAAAATTATTTGATGAATAATGAAGAATATGTTGAAAAAATAGAAAAATTATACATTTTTAAAAATAATGAAATACGAAATATATTAAATTTATCTCTTGAATATTTAAGATCTTTATTCTCAATAAGAAGAATTTGGTTAATGTCATATTCACCAAAATCAAACATCAGTTTTCATGTTGATAGTGAATTAAAACGTCATTTAATCTGCTTTAATGAAGATGATATGTTTTTTAATTATGAGTGTAATGGTGGTGATCTTCATAAAAGAAATTTATCATATACCGAAAATTTAGAAAAAATGATTAATGATCCATTAAAATTTAATGATTTCTTTTTGAAAGATGACCCTAACAATAAAATAATTAATTCGAAAAAAAATAAAATTTACAGTTTTGGTGATTGTGGTCATTCTTTTTTTAATGGTTCAGATACAAAATATAGATTTAATTTAGTTTTTGAAATATTTTAAATATTCAATTTATTTTGTTATATTTCCATAATGAAAATTGTTTGCATATCCGACACACATGGTCTTCATAAATCCATGGAACACTTATTACCTGAAGGTGATATTTTAATTCATGCTGGTGATTGCACAAATGTTGGTAAAGAAAAAGAAATTGAGGAGTTTATATATTGGTTTCAAAATTTAAAAGGTTTCGATACGAAAATTTTTATTGCAGGTAATCACGATTTTGGTTTTGAACATTATAATGGTGTTAGACATAATAATGAGGCACCGTGGCTACATCATTTATTGAATGAAGAAAACTTATCACAATCGGATGTTGTTTATTTACATGATTCCGAATTTATCATTGAGTCACCTGAATTTTCCAGACCAATAAAATTTTATGGATCACCATGGCAACCTGAATTTTATAATTGGGCTTTTAATCTTCCAAGAAATGGTTGGGAGTTAGAAGTTAAATGGAAGGACATTCCTGAAGATACTGATGTTTTAATTACACACGGACCACCTCATGGAGTTAGAGACTTTACACCAAACAATCTACAAGTTGGTTGTGAATTACTAAGGTTTCGCGTGGAACATTTAAATCCACCTGTTCATATTTTTGGACATATACATGGGGCATATGGTGCAGCACAAATAGGTGAAACATTATATGTGAATGCTTCTACATGCACTGAAAGATACAAACCAACCAATAAACCAATCATCATTGAATTAAATGAATATGATGGTAATATAATTTCTTCTTATGTCGATTATTAATCCTGTTAGTGTTGTTATATCAACAAGGCAAATAGATGACAAATATTTAGAACATGTTTCTAAAATGTTTTCACATCCAAAAACTGAAATAATAGTATATGAAAATCAAAATGAATTTTCATTACCATACTTGTATAATAAAGGGTTAGATGAATCAACGAATGATATTGTTGTTTTCATGCATGATGATCTAATTATTGAAACTACAAATGTCACAAAAAAAATTGTTAGATTATTTGAGACCAATCCCGATCATGGGATAATAGGAATAGCGGGTACCAATAATTTAATTAATGGTATGTGGTGGACAGATAGAAAATCTATGTATGGACAAGTAAAACATGAACATGAAGGTAAAATTCATAGGAATAATTATTCAGGACCATACAACGAATTTTTAAAAAATGTGGTTTGTATAGACGGACTATTTTTCGCAGTTCACAAAAAAAGAATAAAAGAAAAATTTGATGAAGAATTTGTTGGTTTTCATTTTTATGACATACCGTTTTGTGTTTCTAATTTTATAAAACAAGTTAAAATCGGAGTAACCACCAAAATTATGGTTGTTCATAAGTCAATCGGGATGGTAAATAAACAATGGGAAAAGAATAAACTATTTTTTGAGGCAAAATATGGTAATCTTCTTCCACTGACCTCGTAGATGATTTTCTAAATTAAAGAAGTATTTATTTATATAAAAACTTCAAACTATGGGTACAGTTTTATTAATTTTAGCAGTATTAGCAGGTGTGGCATTTCTTTTAATTAAGAGTGGTAAACTTAGCGATAAAAATGGTAACAATATTCCTGATGTGGTTGAAAAACCTATTGTGGAAGTAGTTGCAAAAGTTAAAAAAACCGCTAAAAAAGCAACTGCAAAAAAATCAGCGAAAAAATCTAAATAATCATTTAAATTTATAGTATTGTGGGTTAAAATTAGGTTTTTAACCCTTTTTTTTCTATATTTGTACTATATTGGGGGTGCTTGGATTTGACGGGCGTTGATATGGTAAATGGGCACGTAGTCGGATGTCATCTACGACTTAAATCTATGGTGATAAAAATTAAACGGCAACGTTTACAACAACATGGAAGTATCAGGTCTTCTTGCAACTTCTAAAGTGGCTGCCTAATTAGGTCCCCACTAACGGGTCGATGGACACATAACCTTGGAACAGAAGTCCCTACGGTGTGATACCACCAAAAGAGTGTCAGGGAGTTGTTTTCGGTTCAATCCTATTTAATAGGAACCGACCACAGTTGTGAGTTCTGATGGAAAAATAAGAACCCTCTATTTGTCAGTTGAGAACTAACTGAATAAACGTGTAGTCCATTTATGATATGGCGGTTCGGACAAGGGTTCGACTCCCTTCACCTCCACCAAAAATTAAACCCATCAATTGATGGGTTTTTTTATTTTAATCACTTGATTTGTTTATGTTTGGGTCTGACATATTCTGAATATACGCATCAACTAACCTACTCACTGCTTCAGGTTTTTCATCTGCTTTGAATTTTACTTTAATTCTGGACATACCAGACCTATCAGTATTTTTACCAGAATCAACTTCTATACCTTTGATGTTGTGTTCGTACCCTTGTTTTTTGAATAAACCCAATAACGACCTTTTTAGGTCTGAAACATTTGTCTCATCCTCACCAAATATTAATCTGGCCTCAAATTCAATATCTAACTCGTCTAATCCTATGGAAGAGTGATCCGCCAAAATATAAAGAGGTACATCTAAACTCTTATCTCCAATAATGAAGGTATGAAATTTAGGTGTACCATCTTGATTGAAATAGTTTCTAATGGCATTTATATGCTGTCTTTCACTTATACCCTGAGCGACCATGGCAGCCTCCAAAAGTCCACCAACAAGTTCTTCTATATTTAATCTTGCCATAATTATGATTTATATTAAAATATAACATAAATCATTCACAAAATCAAACATTATTTACTTGGGTCTGCCGTAAGTGGAATTAAAGATGGTTCTAACATTTGAGTTAAATAATCTGATAATTTCAACATACCTTCAGTTGCGGGTAATTGTTCAGCATGTACTTTTACCTCATATTTTGCTGAGTTATCTGTACTTCTTGTATTCTCTTTGTGTGTGGCAACCTTTCCAGCAACGGTTGCAGAAAATTTCATTCCCCACCAACTTGCTGATGCTGATGCTGAATATGAAGTCTCACTATCTGAACTTTCCTTTGCGGTTTCAGATGTTTTAACCTCCATTGTGAAACCAATATCGGCGGATGTAATGGCTAAAGAAGGTAATGGAACTAATGGTAACATAGGAACTTTATTATACAATTTCTGTATAGTTTGTTCACCTGTTGCACCGTCAGTTACTACCCTGTTCATTTCTACGTCCAATGAACGAGCACTTGTTTTACCATCCTTATCTTTTTCGAAAGCAACCTCTGAGATATATCTCCAAGTAACTTCGTTTAATTTTGCTTGACCTTTAGCCATACCGACAATAGGTGAAACAATTAGATCTTCAATTGGAAGACCCGCAAATTGATCTGCAATTCCTGGCATAAAATTTGAATTTAGTTTGTTTTATTAACTATAAATACTTCAATAAATCTATTAGGAAAACTTAACCATACCCTTATATTGCCCTTTTATCTTTTCTATCTCAGACATTGTTTCTTTGTAGGTTTTAAAAATATCTTCATTAACGGTGAAATTAAAACTTGTTTGACAGTGAGGACATACACATATTGGGTTTTTCATTATAAATTCTAAAGTTAATCCTAAAGGATTTTTACATGTGGGACAAGGAAACGACATAATTGAATATAATAATAAAATATAAAATAATAAACTATATAACGAACAAAGAGGTCTTTAGGACCCCTTTGCCGAGATTAGAATACCTCCTTTCGTTTTTTCATATTATCACTTAACGGCGACCAAACCAATTAAGATCTATAATAAATATCTTTTAAATTTCTTCTTACAGATTCCTTAATTATTTTTTTTATTTTTTTATTTTCTTCCAATTTTTTCAAATCAGGAACTTTGGATCTTATTACATTATATTCATCTTTAGTAATTCCGTCACCACTTGAAATCCAATCTAAATTTTTTAATTCGTCAATTAATTCCTGAGTTAATGAATTACCATGTCTTCCACTAAGAAACTTTTTATTTAATAACCCAATTATATCGTTTTCACATCCTATTTTCCATTTGGATTTTTCTAAAGATGCAAGAGAGCAATAATTTTGTGTTTTTTGCGGTTTTGGTGGAGTTGGTTCTTCTTTGGGTTTTGGAACTTCTGTAGGTTTTGGGTTCGGTTTATTGTCTACTTGTATAACTTGATCTTCTTCAGAATCACTTTCATCATCGTATTCACCATCAGGTATTAAGGACTTAAATTCGTATGTTCCGGTATATTTTGGATGTGTTATTTTTAAAGTAAAATCACAATAAACTGTACCATTTTCATCAGGTTCAGGACATTTGAATTTTACGGTACCTATAGATGTGGGTACCTTTACTCCTTGCAAATATGTAAAAACATTTAGTACGTCTGTTCTTTTTGTTAATTCTAATACAAGAATTGTGTCTTTATCTTTTTCTATTTCCAATTTTACAACATCAGTGGGATCTTCTAAACTTATAGATTTTTCTAAAATACTTACCATCCCGATTTGATCATTTTCATAATCACCATAATATTCTTCAATATCTCTTTGTGGTTGTACACAATAGTTTGTGTTTTTAACAAAAGAAAGATCACATGCGTATGTTAAGAAAAAGTCTTGTTCAGACATGTTTCTCATTTCATCATTTTTAACACTTCCTTTGGCAATTTTGTATATGTCTTTAATACCACTCATTTTTGGATAATCCGGTAATTTTTCAATTGATGAAAAAAACAATTTACCCCAAGCTTGATATAACGCTTCTTTTTGTGATTCATTCTTACCATCTTCTAATTTTTTAAATGAGTAATATTTTTTTTCCTTACCAACAGGAATAGAAACAGCATGTTTAGTTGAATCATATAGAATTTTTCTAAACTCTTCAGTGGTGTATTTTTTTTCTTCTGTTGATTGTTCTTTTATCATAAAATTTGTAACTTTTTTTGTTTTATCTGGTTAATACATGATTCAATAGACTATCGATGTTTCCGTCGTATCCTTTAAATGTTGTTGTGTCATCGGCAAGTTGTTGATAATTTGGTACCTTTTCCATTAAAATTCTATTAGCTTCGGTTGTGTCAACTTTAGCTTCCTTAATTGCGATCATTAAATTTTCTTTTGTCATTTCAGGTGTCCCACCCTTTTCTAAATTTGTAAGAATGGCATATAATCCGGGTGATAAACCTTTTGATAAACTTGTCATAATATCTTTACGATTAAATTTAAAATTTTTAAACATATAATCGTTCCATATTGTTCTTATAAATGGCCACGGGTTGTCAAGAAACTCAACCTCTTCTCCGCCAAACCAAGCCTCATCGTCTACAAATGGTATGTCAATACTTGTCAATTTCCTGTCAAGTAAACCAAGCATTGATTCTAAAAAACCAATTGCTAAAGGTGCATATATCAATGTTGACATAACTAATTCACCAAGTTGATATCCTCTGTATTTTGTAGATGATAGTAACCATCCAGGTTGTCCACCATAAAATTTATCATTTGCATCAATTTCTTTACTAAGTCTAAAAGTACCACTTCTTGCCCACATACCGAGTCTCATGAATCTATTTTTAATTCGTACAGAACTTTCCACCTCCTTGATATTTTCTGATCCTCTTCCTCTCCAAAATCTTATGAATGCATCTATTTTTGAAACCACTTTTGGGGGTAATAACATTTGTTTACCTGCACCAGAGGCACTTTCATAAAATTTTATCCATTCCATGAATATATTTTCATCAAAATTTCCATCAGGATTTTCTAATTTTTTTAAGAATGGTGTCGGCATCACATTTTTAGTTCCATCCCAAAATTCTTTTATTTGAGATCTATTAAATTCAGATATTTCTCTTGATAATTTATTTAGTTTATTTAATTTTTCTAAATCTATATTATTACCCTTTTCAATATCATCAGATATCTCATCTATTATATTTCTGAATTGAATTTTAATTTCATCTAATTTAGTTTTTGAATTTCCAGCAATTTTTTTATACAAAGCTCCAACCGTACTACTTAGTAATAAATCATTTTTAAAGAAATATGTCATCAGAAGACTAAAAAAATTGTCATTAGAAACATCAATTTTGAAATTTCTCTCAATAAATCTCAACATTTCAGGATCCAAAGGCTGACTCAATGAATTTTTTTGAGCAAAAAACGCTTCATAATCACCGTTTTTTGCATGTTGTATCATCATATTTACATGTTTTTGATCTTCTGGATCTAACCTTTGTAAATAATTTCTGAAGGCATCATCTTGAATTTGACTATTTTTAGGATCTATAAAAATATCTCTTTTTGTTTTTGGAAGCTTTGTTTCTAAATAATTTAATATTACAGGATCAAAAAATCCACCTCTTTCGGCTTGTAATCTTGCAGTTTCAAACGCCTCTTTTTCTCCTGCCTCAGCTAAAGCCTCTAAATCATCTAACGCTTTTCGAGTATTTGGTGCAAAAATATTTTTATATTGTTCTAAAACTGTTTCTCTTATGTCTTGATATTTTGATTCCTTAAATATTTTTAAAATAAAGTCTTTTGCAAATGCAATGTATTCATCATCAGATCCTTTTACTGCGGCACCCGTATTAACTTTTTTTGTGTCATCCACTAATTCATTAAACGTTCTAACACCCTTTTGTTCTAATTTATCAAAACTTGATTTTGTTCTTAAACCATTATACGCATCTTCAAATCTTGATTTAATACGAGTAAGTGCGGGTTCAGAAGAACTTAATAGTTTTTTTAATAAGACTCCACCCCACCCATAAGGGTTACCTGGTCCTGATTCTTTTAAAATTGATGTGCGTTCATTAATACCCATCAATTTTTTTTGTCTTTCTATTTCTAATAATAATTTATTTTTCATAATACTACATATAAATATTTAATTCTTCTCGTTTGGAGATTTAACCGGTTCGGTATTATTTTTTATGGATTCTTGTTCTCTTTTTTTTCTCATAATATCAACTATACTCACGTTTTCATATTTTTTCAAATTAATATAGAAATCCTCTGGTAAACCAAGTGTTTTTGCGTGTTCTATCAAGTCTTGATTATTCATTTCTTTTGCTATTAATATTTGTTTTACTGTTTCAGACTTTAAATCTTCAACATTTTTAATATTTTTAACCTTTTCTGGTTTTGATAGTTCATTTGTAATATGTATAACTTGCGGTACCGTTAAATTTTTTAACTCTTCCTTTAAGAAATTTTTTATTTCGGTCATTTCAATAGGTGTAAAGGTGATACCCATATTTGGAAACAAATTGGCAAACGCATCTATAAAGTTAACCAATGTTGGAGGACCCCCTTCAAATGCAAAAACCTTAAATATTGGTTTTGCCCATATTCTAAATGGTGCCTTTGCAACTTCAACACCTGATTTTTTAAACCCTTCTGCGGCAATTTTTAATAAAATATCATGATTGGCTTTGATACCTTCTTTAGATAATGACATTGCATTTCTAAAAACATATCTTTGTGTGTCAGACATTGATGCAACGGCTTTTCTCATACTTTCAGCATCCCCAAAATCTACAGTATTTAATAATTTTAATAGTCCTTCGGATTCTTTAACTGAAATTTTCCCAACATTTTTTGCGTATGAAACAAATGGTATTACAGTACACATTAATGAAATAAGTGCACCGATTTTATCATTTCTACTCATTTGGTATGTTCCTACTGTAGAGTTGAAAAGTGCGTCTGCAACATATGGTGTCATAGCTCTAACGGTACCACTTCTTAAAAGTTGTATACCGACAATTCTTGCTGCCCCAATTGCTGCACCCTCTATGAATCCTGCAATACCACCACTGGCAACAACTATTGCAACGTTACCGATGATTTGTGCAATTGTGCCGTATTTGTCCCACCACTCATCGAAAGCTTGACCAAACATTCCAACATCTTTATACCAGTCATCTTTTCCAAAAATAAAATTTATGTTTTTTATTGTTTCATTTTTATTTTTTAGTAATTCAAGTTGTTTTGGGTCTTCTAAAACATATGTTGATTTTATTATTTTTGTATTATCTATTTTTGGTGCGTTTGGATTTGGTTCTACAACTTTATTTTCAGGATAATTACCAAAAATATTTTTATATTCTTCCCTATATTGATTCTCAGCTTCTTTTATTCTTTCATCATATAATTTTTTCTCTTCTGGTGTGATACCGTAACTGAATAATGGTGACCAATATTCATTTTTTAAATCTATTAATTTTTCTTTAATAAAATCGACTTCTTTAATTTCAGTATCGGTCAATTTTCCATGAGAAAGTACTTTTTTTGTAAGAACTTTTAAACGATTTTCTAATGGACTTTTTTTAGAAAGATATTCAGGATATTTTTTCGGATCAAATCCTTTCGGAACAGATTCACCCGTACTTGTTTTTCTTTCAAAATATCTTGTTTCCTCATCTTTTGTAATCCCTCTATTTGATTGTAACCACATATCATCCTCAAATTCAAATTTTTGATTTAAATCTCTTTGATATCCTTCCATGTATCCATCAACTAAACTATCATAACTCCAAATTATAAAATCTCCAAATCTATTTTTTGATTGTATTTTTTTACTTCTTTCGGGAGTCATTATAGTTCCACTCGGATTATTCTTTTTCAAATATTCGTATGATGGTGTTGGAGGGGTAGGTCTTTTTTTTCCTAAATAAGTTTCTTTTTTGTTTGCATTGAAAATCTTAGGACCTAATCTTGGTTGACTCCAATAGTAACGATCCATATCCTGATATGAAATTGTTTTTGGTGGATTTTTAGGATCTTTTATCAACGAATTTGATAATGAACTAACATCAACCGAACCTTTAGGTTTTCCATTGGAAAGCGGTCCTCCTTGGTCATATTCGTAACCAACTATTTTACCGTTTTCAAATTTTGGTGAATAAAATGGTGCTATTTGTTCCGATAATATGGATTCTTTTAACTGGTTTGCTTTACTACGTTTTAAAGTTGAACCAACAACATCCGACCATTTTGTGACCTTTATTTGGTTCGCAGGTCCTCTTGTGACACCACTCTCCCATTTCCCAACTTCAGGGTAACCAGTACCTCCAGATTGAGTTTGTGATGTACCAGGATTAGGTTCTGAGTTCGTATCTCCACCTTGTTCATCTATTTCCTTTTTTACAAGTTCGGTAATTAACTCATACTGTCTCTTATTAAGACCTATCTTCATAAATAATAAATATAAATTTTTTCCTTATTTTTTGGTATAGTACGGGAAAAAAATTGTCATTTATAACTTATTCATCGTAAATTGTGGAATCAACCTTTGCAAACATCTTGATGAATTGTCCCGCTTTGGCGTTTGCTTCATCTTCAATCTCACCACCAATGTCAGGTGGTTGTACTTTTAATCTACCCTGTTCAAATTGTTTATGGTGTACCATTTCATGTGCAATACTTCTCATAACATCAACTAATGCACGGTTTTTAGCACAAACTTTGATAATTTTATTTTCTTTAGTGTAATCATAATTAGCGGTGGTTTTGAGACCATTCCTATTATTTTGTATTGAAACTGTTGGGCAGTCTTTGAGATCAAGCTCCTTTTTTACAAATTTTACAAAATCCTCTAATTTCTGTTTTTTATCTTTATCTAAGAATCCCATATAAACTATAAATATATCTGACCAGGTAAGTCGTTATCTTTAAAGAATTCAATTAAAATTTCAACAACATCAGATTCCTCCAAAAATTCGATATCATTTTTTGTTATAATATTTGGTGAATATAGAATCACATCATTATAGTCTAATTCCACAGTCCTATAAAAAATGTCTTCATCTTCATTTATAGAAAATTCTACATATAAAAACCCATTAATACCGTCGTATTCTTGCCTTAGTATATTCATTTATAAACACTCATAATTATGTTAAAAATTGACAAAATCTATGATTTATATGTAAAATTTGTTATATTTTTTATATAATTAATGATATGATGGATTGGTATGTTATAGATTATTTGTATCCTAATGCATTAAAAAAATTCATAGATACTATGTTTCCAAACATAGGTATGCCAAGTATTTCAACATTAGAATTTTATGACATTAAAAGGTTATATAATTTTTTTGATAAGAATGGTGTATATCTCTATGTAGAAATGTATAGTAAAGATCAATGGGTGTTTACAATATCATTAAATAACGGGGTTGTTTTTGGACCAACACAAAATTCAAAAAAAACAAGAGAAGATGCGGAATGTGACGGATTTTCTGAATGTTTTAAACTGATGGAAAAAATTATACTTGATAAAATATGAGCAGTATTTATTTTATGAGCATGTCTGTAAATTTTTTAATTCAATCGATAAGAGTTCTACATATTGGAAATTTTGATGAAGAGGAATTGAAAATGGTTTATAACTATTTTATTTCGGTAGATGAAGAAATCTTAAAAGAATATAACAATACGTGTACAATAATTTCATATGAAAACGATTTAGAACTATACATTGAAATTTTGAACAAATTGATTGAAATATTTGAGGAAAGGGAAGAATATGAAAAATGCAATTTATTAAAACAAAAAAAAGATTTATCTTTAGATATAATGAAAATTAAAAATATATAATATGTCACTTTTAAAATTATCAGAAGAAGAAAAGAAGAAAATTCTTGAAAAACACAAAAAAGCAACTAAAGCTCAGAGTGATAAAAAAGAAGAATTAAAAAAAGGATTACAACAACCTAAAAAACAAGAAAATAAAAAAACCTCCTAATCGGAGGTTTCTTCTTTATTTAAGTATTTCGTAAGAAATATATACGATAACCAAAAACAACCTGAAATTGAGTAGAAAATCATATCTGCAACCCAATATGAACCACTCAAATCCATTATTAATTTGAAAAGTGCGTCGTATCCAAATGGGAGAAAGAACATTGCTAATAAAAGAGAGGTATCTTTGTAAAATGTTAATCTCTTTTTTTTGTTTTTTAGTTTTTTTAGTTTGTTCATCACCATCACCGTCCATGTTGTTTGTAGTTTTATCTGTTATGTGGCGTTTAAATTATAAATACCCAAAGTTCTTAATTTCTTCTTTAACTCTTTTTAATGCAGACCCAATAACTTGATGCATATCATAATATTTGTAATCAGCTAATCTACCACCAAAAATATATTTAGTTTCATTCGACATTAATTTTTTATAATCGTTATATCGATTATTATTAATTGTATCGTTTACCGGATAATACTGTTCTCCACTATTCTTAGGATATTCTTTTGTTATTATGGTTGTTGGTTGATTACCAAATTCAAAATGTTTATGTTCTATGATTCTTGTATATTCAATATCAACATCACCATAATTCATACCAGCAATACCTTGGTAATCTGACATATCCAATCTTTCTGTTTCAAAATGTAAACTACGATATTCTAATTTGCCGAATGTGTAATTGTAAAATTGATCTATTGGTCCTGTATATAAAACTTTATGTGATATACTATCAAAGTATTCTTTATTTTCAAAATAATTTACACCTAATTTAACCTCAACCCCTTTTAATAAATTTTCAAATATTTTGGTATACCCACCAATAGGAATCCCTTGATGAGTATCAAAATAATAATTGTCATCATATGTTAATCTTATTGGTAATCTTTTTATTATACTTGATGGTAATTCTTTAGGTTCTCTACCCCATTGTTTTGTTGTATAACCTTTTACAAATATTTCATAAAGTTCGGGTCCAACTTGAGATAATACCCATTCTTCTAAATTTCTTGGGTTTTCATTTTTAATTCTAACCTCATTAAGTTTTTTATTTGCGTCTTTTGGTGTTTTGACTCCATATACTTGATATAAAGACATCATGTTAATGGGCAATGAGTAAATCTTGTCTTTATATTTGATTTTAGGTCTATAACTAAAATGATTAAATGGAACAATATTATTCACATAATCCCAAATACGTTTATCCGATGTATGGAAAATATGTGGACCATATTTGTGAACATTAATATCATCTATATTTTCTGTGTAACAGTTACCACCTATGTGGTTTCTTTTATCAATTACTAAAACTTTTTTTCCTATTTTGTTTAGTTCATTTGCAAATATTGATCCATATATTCCTGAACCAACAATTAAATAATCATAAAGAATCACACTATTTTATTTTTTGCAATCCCCAACTCATCATCTTTATAGTTGTAAAAATGTTTATATAAATGTATGAATGCAACATCTTCCTGTTCATTCATAGGAACAGACCACCCAGTCTTATCAAAAAAATTACCAAGATTTTTTGTATTATACTGACTCCAATCACTCCACCTTCCACAACTAAATCCTGCGTACTGCATAACAAATGATAAACTTGCATCAGACCATTCACAAGGTCTCGTATCCATTTTATAAATTAAATCCCAATCTATTTCATTTAATTTATTATAGGCAATTATAAATTTTTCTCTATTGAAAATTGTTCCACCGCAAGCCTGATAACTTTCTAATGTACCTTCTGGACTCCAATGACCTCTTGTTTGTGATGTTTCACCAAAACGATTTAAAAGATGTTCCCTTAATTCTTTTGTGTACAATGGACCATTTGCACCCGATAAATCAAATTCAGGAAATTTTGTGATTTCTTTTTTACACCATACATCATCTTCATAATGTAATACCCAATCGACATCTTTTAACGTTGTGACACATGATTCATATATTCTATCTAACCATGCCAAATTTGATTTTAAGTCTTTAACAGGTCTACCTGAATGAGTTGAGTTTATACCCTGTACTGTTGTTTTTTTATAGTCACAATTAAATTCTTTTGCAACAATTTCCAATATATCACTACCATCTTCATATAATGCAACTGGTATATTTGGATAAATTTTTCTTAATTGTTGTAACGCCATGTAACAAGCAACTAATTTATAACCCGATTGGTAAAATGCACCTATTTTAATCATAACATTGTATCTTTTCTATTAAACCACTCCCCATTTAAATCAACTGGCCAATAAACTATTTTATATGGTTTATCAAATGATTTAAATGTGATGTTTATTTCTTCTTTATATTCTTTAAGGTCTTCTCTATAAATAACGTTACCTTTAATATCCTCTACACCAATATAAATAAATTTAAAATCTTTTGTTTCGGGTATTTTATATGTTAAGTTAAATTCTTCCTCCACTAATTTATACCAATCACTTTCGTCATTTATTGGTGGATTAATACCTTTTAATGTATCAGGATGTAATCTTCTATTTTTAAAATTTATACCCGCATACAATTCATAATCTCTATGTGTTCTAACATTCCCTAATCCGTAGATAGTTAAATCAATATTATTATCTTCTTCTTGTAACATGTGACGAAGTCTTCTTTTACTATCATTGTCCATTTCCCACCAAACTTTTTCAACTGTACCCTTATTTACATTTTCAGGATTAAAATCAGTCCAATGTTTTGTTCTACCTTCTCTTGTATATTCGTGCCAAACAATAGTTTTATGAGGGTGAAATAAATCATATCCAAGTGTATATGATCTTATTGATAAACTTATTTCATCTCCGGCAAAGTAAATGTTTGGATCATATTTGTATTCTTCACAATGAATCCCATATGTAAAAAAGAAGTGACCACTGACGAATCTTGCGGGTATGGGTTTTGTTAAAGATTCCCAATTTGGTATCGAATGAGGTCTGAAAAGAATTGTACCACTTGGTGTAAAATTGGATGCAACCATTTTATACGGTTCCACATTTAACAAGGTATTATCTGATGGTCTGTACATGCCGGCATATGTTGTTATTATTGGCTTTTCAGATCCTGTTAACCTCATCATTTCAATTAATTCTTCATCCCAATTTTGTAGAAACCTATGATGTGAATCTAATTGTAAGGTATACTTTTCCCCTTTCCATAATTTTTGTATTTCACTACGAGCCCAACAAAGACCTTTACTTTCGTTCCAAGGATAATCTAAAATTGTGAATCTCGGATCCTCGTGAAATTCACTCATTGTTTCTGTCTCATCTCTTTGCCAACACACACCAAAAGTTAGGTTTTCAGGGTTTTTTGCTTTTTGTATACAATCTCTGATTGTGGGTAATAATTCAGGATCCCTATACGATGCAATTTGTACAAATATTTTTTCACTCATATTAAAATTATACATTTTTTTTACAAAAAAATAAACACATACATTTTGTTTTTCAAAATTTTAAGTTTATTTTTTATAAAATACTAATATGTCAAAAATATATCAACAAATTGTTTTAGATGAGTGTGAAACCATAATAATTACATTAACTGAAATGGATTTTTTTAAAGATTATGAGATTGTGGATCTAACATTTGTTAGAAAACATTTATGTGATATTTTAACACAAAAATATATAGATGGGTTACTAAATGAAGATGATATTTCAATATTCACTGAAGATGAATTTGAAAAATTACTCAGAGAACTTGCAGCCGGATCAGTTTTGTTTGAATTGAAAAAAAAGGGGTTTATCGATTCTTATGAAGATGACAATACCGAGGAAATTTTCTTTTTATCTGAAAAGGGTAAGGTATATTTGCAAGAATTGAAAGAAAATCCGTCAAATTCCGATAAAGAATTGAAAAATATGTTCCATTTGTTGTTTGGAGATGATAATCAATCTAATTCAAACGTTTGATTGAATTTTTTACCTGATTTTTTATAACTTTCATTAGTTTCATCTTTTGGATTGTCTGTATATTGCCAATTCCAAGATAATTCGTCTTTAACATCAAACCCAAAAAAAGATAATACCTGTTTTTGGGTGTCAATTACCTCTTTACCTCTCCAATTTTGACCTGTAGCAACGATACCACAAGATATATCCTTCAAAATATTTGATTCCCCAAGAGTTGTGTGTCTATTTTCCAACCACGTTAATCTTTCTATAAGATTTTGGTACTGAGCATTCATTTGACCCCATCTTATTGAACCAAAAAATATAACCGCATCAGATTCAAATAGTTCTTTTGTTATTTTCCATAACTCATCGTCTGGATTGTTAATACTTCTCCAACATCTATGATTTCCAGTTGGGTTTTTATCCTTATCTTTTAATTTCGACTTTTTAACGCCGCATGAGTTACCTTCAAAGTGTGAAACATTACCTTCACAATGATGAATTTGTAGTTTTATTGTTTCAAATAGGACACATTTTGATTTTCCAAGATATGATTGTATTGCTTTAGCTAATTTAGTGGATTTAGGCTCTTCTTTTAGTTCTTTCATTGCCCACTCACCTCGATTAGAGGTTGTTATAAACAACACCCTTTTTTTACCCTCAAGAAATTTAACAGTTTTAACAAGTTTTTTATAACTCGAATCATCTTTTTTTAGGTTTGGATCGATTTCTTCTAAGAGTTTTAATAATTCCATTATTTTTTCTTTTCTTCAATTTGTTGTGACTGCAAACTTTTTTTATAGGTTCTTACCTTCTCTTTCAATTGTGATATAAGTTTGTTTGCGTTCGATAAATTATTTGAAATACCTGTAATTCTACCATTACAAAGTGGTTTTAACCCATTTGGTACAGAATCATCAAGTTTTCGTAGTTCCTTCATAGTTTCATTAAGAGAATTTTGTAATTCTTCTAATTTAAACTGAACTCTATTAAATTCCTCTCTTTTAACTTTTGATGTTTCCTCACTTAAAATTTGTGATAAAACGTTTTTTATTGTATTTTCAGAAATAATCCTCTTTTCCATATTAATATAAATACTTTTTGTTTTTTAATTTTTTTTTATCCTCTCTTTTTATTATATTTTAGTACAAAACTAATGTACATGGGAGAAGTTTATGATATGTTATTTGATTTTGATGATATTCTTATTGAACCGGCAATTCTGTCAAAAATAAACTCCAGAAGTGAGGTAAATCCAAGAAATATGTGGGGAAATTTACCATTAATGACAGCACCTATGGATACAGTGGTAGATCAGAATAATTTTCACCTTTTCAAAGAAAAGGGTATCATGCCGGTTTTACCAAGAATCCCTAATCCAAAAAAAGATTGGGTTGACACTAATATTTTCCTTTCGTATAGTCTACAGGACTTTGAACAAATTTTCTTAAAAGAAAAAGTCTATGTCCAAGACGGAAGTAGAATCATGGCTCTTATCGATGTTGCAAATGGTCATATGGAAAGTCTATACGATATGGCCAAAGAAGCTAAAAAAAGATATGGATATTCAATGTGCTTAATGGTTGGAAATGTTGCGAACCCAAAAACCTTTCAAGAGTACTGTAAAATTGGTGTGGATGTGGTGAGGATTGGAATCGGAAACGGAAATGGTTGTTTAACAACTGTACAAACAGGTGTTGGGTATCCCATGGCGTCACTTATCGAAGAGTGTAACCAGTTGAGGATTTATAATGAATGTAGAACGGAAATAATCGCCGATGGGGGTTTTAAAAAATTTTCCGATATTATTAAGGCATTGGCTTTAGGTGCTGATTATGTTATGTTAGGATCAGTTTTGAATAAGTGTTTAGAAAGTGCAGGTGAAACAATAGATGATGAAGGTGAAAAAATTAACCAATATCATGATGATGCTAAAAAAATGTTTCACGCGGAACTTTCTTTATTTAAGACATTTAGAGGTATGAGTACAAAAGAAGTTCAAAAGTCTTGGGGTAAAGAAAATTTAACAACATCTGAGGGAGTTGTTAGGAAAAATAAAGTAGAATATACTCTTGAGGGTTGGACCAAAAATTTTGAGGATTATTTAAAATCTGCAATGAGTTATACGGGGCAAAAAGAACTCCACCGTTTTATTGGTGGAGTAAATTATAATTTAATTAGCACAAACTCCTTCAAAAGATTTGATAAATAATTAATCGATTCTAAATTCTTTGTCTTCTTTACCACTAATTTCTCCGTCTCTTTTCATACCCTCTTTAATGTAACCTCTAATTAATTTAGAAACTGTTATTTTTTTATGGTTTGCCACTTTTTCAATTTCCTTGTAATATGCAGGTACAACTCTAAAAGATAACATTTGTATTAATTGTTTGTGTTTAGGACTTTCTGATCCAACATTATCAGATTTGTTATCTTCCATTTCTTTATATTTTTTCGACGCCATTATTAGATATTTTTATATAAATATTTGGGAATGTTAATTAATTTTCTTATTTTATACTAAAACGAATATATATGTCAGAAGAAAAACAAATGAACCCCGTAATTAAACAAATTGAAGATCAATATCCCGAAATGACTAAAGAATTTAAACGCATTATGAGGGAACAATATGAGACTTTTTGTAGAAAACAGTCAAATTACGGTCCCGATAACATTTCTTTAGGGAGAGATCTTTCAAAAGAAGAGGATAGAAAATTATCACAAATGGGTCTTTTTTTCCGTATGAACGACAAAATTCAAAGAATTAAACAGTTGGTTGTTTTAGGTAAAGAGGATAACGTTGGGGAGGCAGTTGAGGATACATATAAGGATTTATCTGTATATTCAATCATTGCACAATTGGTTAAAAACGGTAAGTGGGGTAAGTAAAAATAATTCTGGCGGAATTCAATCCGCAATTTTTTAGGGTGGTATTTATTAAAAAAAGGTCATGAGAGTTAACACTAATCACCCATCTTTTATTTCTTTTTTAGAAACTGTAACATCTAATATTCTTACAAATGTTAGTGTCGACAGTTATTTTTCTCTAAACCAAGAAAAAAAGTTAGGGGTACAATACATGGTTCTGAAACTTATTAAAAGTTCTGTAAAAGTTAGAGCCAAACTTACTGATACCGAATTAATAAGTTTTGTTAATATTTTATGGAAGAAAAACGAAGAGTCTGAAAATTATGAATTCGCAGCAATACTGAATGATATTTCTAAAAACTTTGATAAGGTAAATGAAGTCACAAATACCAAAAAAAGAATAACAAGGAAAATTAAAACAGACACTTCAAAAAATGGGTAGAAATTATGTAGATTATACTCTTAAAAAAAAATATATGAATTTCGCCCTGAAGTGGTGTAAAGATTATCTTGGTGAAAACGACAGAAAAAGAACTAAATTAGTTATAAATCTCAGTAAAAAAACTAAAAAACACAAAAATGACATTTTTTATGGTCATTACTGTTTTTACAGAAATAAAATAACTCTATATGAAAATTCATGTAAAACTGTTTATGACATAGTCTCAACAGTGATACATGAATATACTCATTATTTACAGTCGAGAACAAAGTACTTGAATTATCAGAACAACTACTATTATTCTACAAATCCTTACGAAAGAGAGGCTAAAAGAAACGAAGATAGATATACCAAATTATGCATTCGAGATATTAGAAAATTAATTTACCAATTCTAAATCAGGTATTTCTCTTAAAAAGAGCAATTCATCTGAATCACTTCTTGATTTTACCACAAGATCACAATTCCATAACTCTTTTACATCGTTTACTTTACCATCTTTAATACCAGACGATTTAAATTTTCTGTACACCCAGTACAATTTATTATTGAAATTTACCAATTCCTTTGTTAACGTCATAAATTATTTATGTTCTTTACTATTGCAAATTTTTTCTAACATATCCCATTTATATTTTGGTTTTTCATTTAAAAAAACAAAACACTTCCATTTATTCTGTTTTTCAAAATAAATATGTTTCTCCAAATACGATGGGATTGCAGCATTTGTTGGGATTCTTTTAACAGGATTATCAAAATGTAATGTAATTAATATTGTTAAATTTTCATTATCATCCCATTTTCTCTCTTGTTCTTCTAAAAGTCTCCATTCACCCCTATTAAGATATTGATCTTGTAAAATACAATTTAGATAGGAGAACGTTTGTTTTAAATTTTCCATATTATCCGAAAAAGTGGCGGCAGGTGCCCCATGACCTTTATCGTATATATTTTTTACGTAGTCCTCAGCATCAGATGTTTTTATACCTTTTTCAGTATAAAAGTCCATAGATCCTCTATTAACGTTTGTGGGTCTATTTGAAGACCTATATTTAATCCATAAGGGTTGTTCTAAGTTCTGTGAATAAAGGACCTCAAACACGTTATTTTTAACTCTAATCGTATCCTGAGATAGTAATGTTAAACTAAAAAATAATAAACCTGTAATTAATAGTAATTTTTTCATATTTGTTCTTTGATTATATAATTAAATATATCCAAAGAAGTGTTACTGTGAACGCCAAATTCAACAAAAGGTATACTATTAACCAATAATCGTTTCCTAACATCTTCATCAATTTCTTTAGATTCCTGTAAATTTTGAAATCTTCCGTTTTCGTCATAAGTCGTATCATCTCTTTTCAATAAAATATTTAAACTGTTATACTTCTTAAATAGTGTAAGAATAAAGTCATCAAAGGTTTCATCATAGAACATTGATGGATATTCAGGTTGATTATTGTATCTGTTTTTGTAAACCATACCCAAAATAATAGGTGAATCAACAATAATGTATTTTACTTTACCATACAAACGACTAATGTTTCTATGTTGATTTGCGGTTATATAAAATTGATCTTTTACCGCTGAAAAGTTTTCTTCCCAAGCAACTATTTTTGGAAACTCATATGTCAACTCAACATCATAGTGATGTTTTTTCATAATGGTATAAAGTCCTGCAGATTGTGTTGACTTGCCAATGCCTGGACCACCAAAAAAATTTATGATAACACTTTCCATGTTTCATTAATATACAAAAAAAGAGGGAGATTTAAAACCTCCCTCTTAAAAATTATTTATAGAATTTTTATCTTCCGAATGTGTAACGAATACCTAATTGTGCTGTCCACACATCAAATACGGATGAATTGTATTGATATGTATCTTTTGCTAAGAAAGTATTCACACCATCTCTTTGAGTTGATAGTCTATATGTCGGAACATTGTTAGCATCTCTACTGACAAAGTTTAACAATTGTGGTGCACCCGCTCTTTGAGAAACTCCCCATTTATTGTTCAACATGTTTCCGAAGTTAAGAATATCTGCTCTGATTTGAAATGCATTTCTCTTTCCTTTAATTTTTACAAATACATCTTGTGCAACTGAAAAGTCGAATCTGTGTAAGAAAGGAAGTGCTAATGCATTTCTTTCGGCATATTGACCTCTACGTGTTGAAAGGTATGGATCTTGTGCGATGAATGATTCGAAAGCTTCTTGTTGTTGTGCCTCACTATAAACAGTTGTACCAACAGTTAAAGGTGCAAAACGAATATCTGAACCTTTCAATGGAACGAATAACAAATCGTTATTTGATACTCTATCTCCATTTAAGTCACCCGCCACAATATAAGAGAACGGATTGTTTTGAGATCCTACATAACCTAAAGTAAATGTGGTTGCTCCACCATATTTCTTACCATAATCTAATCTGTAACCTAATAAACCTACAATACGATTTCTTACTAAGAAAGATGAAGTAGTTAAACCTAAATCGTTATTACCATTAACTGATAATGCCGATTGCCAACTACCACTTGCGATTGAACCCGCATCCATGAAATCTTGAGCATTTGCCATAGTGTAGGCAACATAACCCCAAAGACCTTTAGATACTGGCTTTTCTAATTTAAAAGTTGCAGAACGATTAAATGCACCATTTCTATTTGTAAGAACGGCTGCCATTGAAACGTTATTGTTTACTCTTACAGTTGCATCAGTACCACCATAAAGAGGTCTTTGGTCAACTCCACCTAATTTACCAACCGCATCTTTTAAATTAGCGTTATAGTAATGAACAGCATTTAAAGTTCTGTTGTAAAGTAATTCAACACTTGCAACCAAACCCAACCAAGGTAACTTTTGATCAATAGCTAAGTTGTTTTTCCAAACTTGTGGAAATTTGTAGTTAGGGTCAGTTAATGCTAAATCAAATGTTGAAGGTAATGTTGGAGTTGAAGGAATAAAGTATTGGTTTGGATTTGCTGTAAAACCATAAGCCGCCGCAGCTGATCCTGATACATCAATAAATCCTGATAATACACCTGTGTTACCAATTTGATTAGATAAGAACACATAAGGAGGTCTACCAGTAAAGATACCTGTACCACCACGTACTTGTGTT